CGCCCTGAGTGGCGTTGGTGGCCTCTGGTACGCCCTGAGTGGCGTTGGTGGCCTCTGGTACGCCCTGAGTGGCGTTGGTGGCCTCTGGTACGCCCTGAGTGGCGTTGGTGGCCTCTGGTACGCCCTGAGTGGCGTTGGTGGCCTCTGGTACGCCCTGGGTGGCATGTGGCGCCTCTGGTGCGCCCTGAGCGCCCTGGGTGGCATGTGGCGCCTCTGGTGCGCCCTGAGCGCCCTGGGTGGCTTGTGGTGCCATCCCTGCGGCCTCACACAGTGCCGCATGGCTCAGTGGGGAGGGCTTGCGCCATCGCCCGTCTGTGCGCACGGTTACTGCGAGCACGCACATGGCGGCATCCGGGTCATGAGCACAAAGGGCCAGGGCCTGTTCGATTGCGGTCTCCAACTGAAGTATGCGCTCGGCCTTGGTCTGATACGGACGCGGGGCCTGGGTCTTCTGGTCTAGTTGCATTGCGTGTTCCTCCTGGGCATTGTTCCGGTTGGGTACTCTACTCTATTGATATATATAAAGAAAGTAGGAATATATAGTATACACCCGGTACGGTCAAGCCGCCGCCGCCAGCGCACCGTAGCAGGGGACTGGCGGTAGGCGTGTGCTATGCTACCAGGCTTCCCGGAGCGATTGGGCGATAGCGGGTACTAGGGTACTCCTCCCCTCGACTGCTGAAGCCCGCGCCAGCATTGGGTTTGCGGGCACCCAAGACGGCACCCAGGACACGACCGTACCGGGGTACTTGGCCCCCCCCCATAGCACGTGTTTCCTCTTTTTGCGTCAAATAGTAAGTTACATCGCCAATAAAAGCCATCAAAAGTATGCGCTCAAAAGAATGCTTGCGCCTTTTTGAAACCAGTGGTAAGTTACAATCCCCATAAACTGGAGCGAGAAAATGCCCGATCTAACTTTCTCCGCAATACGCTACGCGCTAAATATTACTATTAGCGCTGCTGCTGCGCGACTGTGCGTCTCCTTCAGCACCTACGTGCGCTGGGAACGGGGCGGCCCTGCTGACCCGCTTGAGGCCTGGGCGGCCGTCGCCACTGGCGAGCCGTGCCAGCCTAAGAGCCCCGCGGCCATCCGGTCCGCCCGGCGCGCAGCTGGCCTGACCCAGGAACAAGCGGCCGAGCTGGCAGGGGTGGAGCGGGTCGCGTGGGGCCGGTGGGAATGCGGGCAGGCCCGCGCGCCGGCCTGGCGCCTTGTGCTGTTTGCCGCGCGCTTGCCCCCGTCCCCCGCCACTGAGGCCCCGCCCTCGGAGCCTTGGGAGCCGCCGTCACGCGAGGTCATCCGGGACGCCCGGCGCGCGGCCGGTCTGACCCCCGAACAGGCGTCGGCGCTGGTCTACCTGCCACGCCTGACTGACTGGGAAGCGGCCGAACGTCCCGACCTGGATGCGCCACTATCGCGCCGGACGTGGGAATTGTGGCAGTACAAGTCGGTCGCGCCGCTGCGCGCTGCGCCAGGTCTGCCACAGCCCGGCGCGCTGGCGGCCATGAGGCGAGCGGCCGGCATGACCCAAGCGCAGGCGGCGACGGCTGTTGATGCGACGCGGCACGCATGGGAGGCGTGGGAATCGGGTCGCAACCCCATTAACCGCGCGGCCTGGGAACTGTGGCTGTATAAGGTTAGTGCCCACTAACGCCTGCTGTCGGAAAACTTTACACCGTACTGTCGGATTACTTTACACTCCGTAAGTTACTGAAGCCGCGCAGTAACTTACTTTCCCGGTTAGTCGCCACTAACTGTAAAGTTACCCGACAAGTTACCGGCCAAAAACGTCGGAAAACTTTACATTCTAGCGCCACATCTGCGGCCATCTGAGGCCGCCGGGCGCCCACAATTCCGCGCTCTCAAAATAAATCCCCTATAAATCAACGGCTTACAGCGGGTGCCGCCTAGTTGGCATGCGCCCTGCTATACCTATGGTATGGCGCTAGATTGCGCTGGAGATTACAGGATCAGCATCATGACCAGCTACGCACTCACTCACCCTGACGCCTGCCTCGCGGTTTGGCTCGCCTACCGTCTGCGCGGCGCGGACAGCGCCCACACCACCCGCATCCTCAATGAGTCGGGATGCCCGCGCGGCCTGTTTGTGCTCGCCACCGTGTTGCTGGCGGCTACCGCGCCCGGCGCGATCACTGACCTGGAGGCGTGACATCATGAAACCCAAACATTACGACGTAGGCGATAACAGCGCCAGCATGGAACGACTATCCCCGTCCGGCATGTACCTGATCGAATGCCGCGTGCGCGGCGAGTTGTACGACAAAGTGCGATGCGATGACTACCAGGACGCGCTTTGGTACTTCACCTCATTCAAGGCGATTGCGAGGGGCGCGGCATGATTACCACGATCAATGGTGTGGACGCCATCGCCAGACTGGGCAATGGCGAGTTCCGGGCTCACCGCCAGAAAACTTTCTGGGTTGGCGATTTTCCAACCTTCTCGGCGGCCAGACGCGCCCTGCAAATTGCAAACAGCGCTTACGCGGACGAAGGCCAGCGCGGGATATATGACGGCGGCGCAGGGGCAACGGAACAGCAGCATAACCAGGCAATAGCCGCCTTTTTTTCTGGCGACCCCTTCGGCGCCTCACAGCCGGTAACGCTTGACGACGTTCGCTGCACCGTTCTCCCGCACGAACCTTTTTCCTTGATCGGCGGATTGTTCCCTTCCCGCAACAAGGGGAATAAGCCATGAGCGACCCATTACGCACCCCGGCCCGCGTCTGGATCAAAACGCGCAAACCATACCAGCGTCACCGTCTGCAATCCTGGCTCACGGTCAGCAATGTGCGCGGGCCCGACGGCCAGATTTACACCGACGAGCGGGGCCAATACGGCGAGCATCTCGGCTTCGCCGATGAGCTGGCGCCGCGCGCAGTCCAGCACCGCGGATGGTACGTTGACGCCGATCAGTCCGATGCGATCCGGGGCAGTGTGACCCGTATCCACACAAGCCAAGGGGCCCTCTATGTGCCGGTAACGGGTTACGCCAGCGGGGGCGGGACTACCCATTATTTGGCCGATGCCGAACGAGTTCCGCGCGGCTCCGATCGGGCCGCGCACGATGCTGCAATAGCGGATGCGGCCAAACGTGCCGATCGTTGTGCCGAGATAGAAGCCGAGCGGGCGCACGACGAGGACGCTCGCTTCCGGGCCGAGCAGCAAGTCGAAGATGAGCGCGAAGCGATCGGCGAGGCCCGTGCGGCCGTTCACACACTAGCTGCCGAGCTTCGCAACACGCCGCATCTGCCGCCGGCAATCTGTCAAACCATCCGCGCCGCCATCAAAGCACGGCGTAAACAGGCATCCGCCAGCGTGGCGCGCATCCGCGCGCTTCGAGACAACATTTTGGAGTAAAAATCATGAACCCAGCACAAACATCCCTGTCCGCCATCCGCGGCATGCTCGCCGCGATCACTGTTGACTACGATCGCCTGGCGGAGCTGCGCGACGCCGAAGACCCTAACCCGGAAGACCTCGCCGAGCTCGCCGAGCTTGAGGCGGCCGCCGGCGAGTGTGCCAACGAAGACGACGCGCTCCAGCGTATTCAGGATGATCCTCTCAGCCTTCAGGTGCGTTCTGGCTGGTACTCGCCAGGACAGGACGTGCCCGCGCCGACGGAGTTCGAACTGCTTCTGGTCACTGGCGGCCCGGCTGTCCGAATCGTGGGCGAGCTGGACGAGCACGGCGCTCCGTTGCGCGCATGGATCGAATGGCAAGATTGGGGGACACCCTGGACACGGCATTACGAGCCCGGCATGGGCGACCTGTGCCTGGATTACGCGACCCATTTTTACTTCGGGGACTGAAATCATGAGCGCACATTGGGGCAAAAAAGACGATCCCTGGTTCATGGCGAAACTTTCCGGGGTTCACGCACGGGAGGCGGGAGAGATGCGTAAGGCCGCCAAGCGGCGCACGGATTTAGCGGCGAAGGGAATGCGCCCGGATCGATTTGTCGTGTGCAAATACGCCATTGACGGGACGGGGGATCAGTGGGGACATCGTTACGGGGAAACCCTGGACGGGGCGCGCTGCTTGCGCACATACCCACCGGGAAAACATATCGAAAACGGCCGGGAGTATGTTTGGTCGTACTACGTCGATGAGAGGTAAATCATGGAAAACACAAGCGCCCTGACCGTCGCGGCCATCTGGCTCTCGGAGCTCGATCAGTCCGTAGCCGACGGCGACATAACGCAATACCGCGCAACATGCGATGTATTGAAAGTAATTTTGGCTGGCGGGCAGCCGCCGGAAGTCGCTCAACTTTTTGAGGAGTACATACAATGCCCGGCGTGACCTTCGCCCTAAACGGCACAACCTACTGTGTCCTTCCAGAAAACGAAGCCAAGTGGCGCGCAGAAGCGGACAAAGCGGCGAAACCCTACCGCCGACGCCGGATCACGGCCGGGCCGCGCAGCTTTCCCTGGTTCCAGCCGGGTATGACGACGGGAGAATACATTGCGTGGTTTAAGAAGCACGGCGGCGCCGGGCCGTTGCTGATTGGCGAAACTTGGCCCGGCTGGAACCGCACGGCGCCGATGCTCGACCCGTCAATGCCGGAGTGCATCGAGTGGGAAGCCACCGACGCCACAGGGAGCTTGAAATGAAGGAACTCACCCACGCCCAAAAACGCGACCTAAGTAATGCCGCTCTGATCGAACTTATCGCGGCTGTGCTGGAATGCGAACGAAAATTTGCCGAACTAGAGCGGGAAGGCTGGCCGCCTATCACCCGGCGGCAAATAGTAAACCGGGTGCTGAAACTCATAGACGGGGCAAACAAAACATGGACTCTCTGACAAAAGCGCGAAACAGCGCACACCTCGCCGCCGACAGCCTACGCCGCGCCCTGGCCGACGCCGACCCGGTTGAAGGCCTCGTGCTGTTGAACCTGGTTGACCGGGCGGCCTGCCTGGTCGCGGCCATCAATACTTTGATAGAGGCAAAACATGAAGCCGCGATATATTGACGACTACCAATTTTTGTCAGGTTCCGTCCCCGACGCAATTTTGTTTTATCAAATAGGGCTCTTTTACGAAGTTTTCCGAGACGTTCCGCGAGTGGCGGCGTGGCTCCAACTTACAGTCACGCGGCGACAGGGGTTTGAGATGGTCGGGGTTCCGTTCCACTCCCTCGAAAACTCAATAGCCGCGCTGGTAAAACTCGGGCAAACCGTTGCCATCGCGGAGTTGCCTGGGGCCGCCATTGGAACTGAGTTCGTGCCACGTAGCATCGTGCGCGTGTACGCCCCGGCAATCGAGGACGCAATCAAACAAGCGAGGGAACGCCGCGCCCTGGCGCAAGATTTCTTCGCGGCAAACCCCGGCCAATGGTCGGTCGGCGACGGAAACACGCATTACACAAGCGACGGCCGAGAGGTCACAACACAACGCGCAAGGCTTGACTGCCGTAGTACAGGCGCAACCAAGGAGATAGACATGAGCACAAGGGGAAACCTGACACGCGAACAAGCAATTGAAATTGTTGGGCTTGAGGCGGTTGCGAAAGTGGAGGACAAAAGCTGCGAACCAACGCACCGAGTAGGCTACAACGGAGCTTGCCAAGGCGACGATCTAACCGAGTGGAGCGCGTGGGTTGGCTGCGAGGACAAAGGCGGTTACGACTGCACGCTTTTGGCTTATTACTACACTACAAACGAGGAGGATCAAGCGATTGCAGATGCGAGCGATGGTGCCGCGATTGATTGGGAAATTGCCGGTTACGAGGTGGCCTGAGATGACCGGATGGAGATTAACGTCGCGCCCATCACGGGGGGGGGCCTTCGGCACACCTGGCGAGCACGCCCTGTGGCTGGAACCAGGGAATGACCCGCAGTCTATATCACGTTCCAGGGGATACCGCGCGGGGCTAGCTGGGGAAGTGGCGTCCCCGCCAGAAAATGACTGAATAAGCCCCCCCCCGCCCAAACACCGAAGCCCCGGCCAATGGTCGGTCGGCGACGGAAACACGCATTACACAAGCGACGGCCGAGAGGTCACAACACTACTCAAGGAGCAAAACATGACGCAAATAATCTGGAACGGGGTAGACAGTTACCTCGACCTCGATAGCGGCTGCTGGGACTACGACGTGACCTTCAACGCCGACGGCACAGCCACCCTGTACACGCCGCGCGATTCCTTCGACTCAATCTCCGTTGAGGAGGTCGAACGCGCCTCCGTTCCAGTCGATGACGACGGCGATTTAATACTCGACGGGCTTTACGTCACAACGGACTACCGCATCTGGCGCGCGCTTTGAGCCTTTCAATCGGCCCCCCGCCCAAACGCGGCCCCCGCAGCCGGAACCCCCTGCGGCCCCGTGCCCGCCTGGGCGTCCTGGTACGCTTTGACTATCGCAGCCGCGCCCTTGAGGTCGGCGGCCCAGTGGTCAGCCTTGATAAAGATGGTCGGCTTCGATCCGTCTGGCAGCGGGTTGTTGACGCGGCCGTTGTTCAGCCCCTTGTGCCAATCGTACCCCAGGCTCTTGAGCATATCGCGGCGTTTGTTGGGGGGCAAAACATGGTCGGCGCGTAGCCTAACGAGCAAATCATTGAGCGCACGGGAATTGATCCAGCCGCCGCAGAAGCCAGGCACACACTGGTCGATCATCTCCAATACTTCCTGCTCGATGCGGCCCAAACCGGCCTCGATGGCGGCCTTGGTGCTGCTGGTGAACGGGGCAATGTGGCAATTCCGGGCGGGGTTGAGCGCGTCGGGTATCGCATACTGGCGCAGGAAATTATTGACAACGGCGTACCCCTCTTTGCGCAGCCACTTGTACAAATCAGGGAAATAGGAGCCCCCCATCCCGTCTCGGACAATGTCCTCGCGGTTCTGCTGGGCCGAGAAAAACGGCGCGAACCGGCGGTCGTCCCGAGTCTTTCGAATGCCCGACTTGTGATTGGAGTTGATGATGAAATTGGCGCACATCTCGCGCGTCACCTGATTTTCCCCCTTCGCTTCGACCTCCAGCCATTCGCCAGTAATCATGGGTTTCAGAGCCTCCATCACATCCTCGCGCTTCTCCGGCACATAGATGTCTTCGACCGCGATGAACAGCTTGCGGTACATCCACCCATTGAACTTCGAAGCAATGTCGGCGGCCTTTGGAGTGTGGTAATACTCGCGCCCGACGCATTCAGCGACGCATTCGGAAAACAGCGTCTTGCCATTCCCAGGTGTCCCCTGGATGAAAGGCGCCCACTTGAATTTGACGCCGGGGTACTGAACCAGCGCAGCCATGTAGGCGAGCAGAATGTCCTGGTCGTCGTGATCCGGCAATACTTTGTCGAGGTGGGCCAGGAAACGCGCCGGGTCGCCCTCGCGGCGCTCAGTCAGCACCGGAACCCACGTGTTGACCATCGCCCGCCCGTTGCGTATCACTATCTTGCTGGGGTCGAGATCGGGCCGGAAGCACGTCGTCCGCGCCTTCGGGTAGACCACCACTTGCGACTGTGTGAACGCTTCCCACGCATCCTTCGACACTTTGGTGTTGCCCTGGTCGATCGGGAACGACCGTCCGCCGAAGCGCACCTTGAACTGCTCTGGCTTCAGTAGCCCCTCGCCCGGCACGAATACTTGGTGAACGTCCTGCACGTACACGCATCCCCTGAACAGTACGGTCTGCTGCTCCGGCCAGCATAATCCGAGCGGGACAGCCTCGGGTTCGGCGCCCTCGACAATCACCGGGGCCGTGGCGGCCTCTGCCGGCCGCGCCCTGTAAACCTCGCGCGCCCCTGACGCCATCTTGAGAATCGTGGTCTGGATGTACTCCTGGCGCTCCCACTTGTCGCGCTTTAGCGCCGAGCGATCCATCAGCCGCCGCATCCGCTCGCAGTTGCGGCCCGTCCAGAATGCAAGATGGGACGCCAGCGCCATGTCCGCGCTGCTGGCGTCATAAGCCTGCCCAGATTTCGAGGGGTACGCCACCGCCAATACTTCAGCATTGGCCTCCCACAAATCCCGGAAGGTCGCTCGCTGGCTGAACGCGCTGGCGGCGCTGCCAGAGCGCAGGGCGCGAGCGATCAGGTCGTCGTCATCGGTTGGCCCCGCCCACTCCGGCGCCGGCTCGTTCGTCCAGTCGTCCCCGACGCCAAACTCGGACGGCGGGAACCAGGTGAAAATTGCGGCGTCGAGAGCCTTCGTGCAATCCGTGTCGGGGTCTCCCTTCGCACCCGAGTGACCCAGCGCGATGAACCGCTTGGTGTGGTACAGCTCCAGTCCGAGCTGCACGTTTTTGCACCCGTGGTCTGGAATCGGCCCAGAGTACCGACCCCAGATGTGCAATCCCTTCCCCGACACTGATACTTCAACCATCGCGCCAGGAAACGCTGCGACCACTTTGAGCGCCTCGGCATCCCAGGTACGGGTGGCCACGTCGTAGCAACCATCGAGGTCAATGCAAAAGTACGGGTCGGCGTCGGTAAGCACAAAGCCGATGGCGCGTTGAGTTGCCTTGGCTTCCTCGTAAGTCACCCAGTAGCGTGAGTCCTGGGCGTCAATCACATCGCCGGTGGCGGGGTCGGTGGGCTTCTTGTCCCATTTGCCAGTCGCTTCGTCGAGCACGGGCAGGCAGGTGATGAATTGCTTGAGTGCGCGCACGAGTCACGCCTCCATCAAATATGCAGCAGCGGCCGCCTTCAACTCGGGCGGCGCTCGCTTGGCTTTCGAGTCTCCGATGGCAAGCCCCTGGGCGATAATGGCGGCGTCCCCAACGCGGATCGCCTCCGACATGACCGCGCGACGGAGTTGGGCTACCGTGGAGAAGTAGTAAAGCACGAGCCCATGTGTGCAGCGTGCTTGGCGGGCGACCTCTTGCAACGTCACGCGGGAGTACCCCGCCGTCTGGGCGACATCCATCGCCGCTTTTAGGATGGCCGTCTTGCGGTTATTTTTCATTATGGTGCACCCCACTGTTCAGCCATCGCATCGGCAATCCCTTGGTAGGTTCGGCTTCGCTCTTTCCACCTGTCGTCGCTTGGGCCGAGCTTGTTTTGTCCGCTGTCACACTGGTTTCCCCACCGTGGCCGCGCCACTCTCTCGCCGTTGCAGTTCGGGCCTCCGTACTTGTCGCGGTTCGGCACTTCGGCCCCGCAGCACACCAGGCGCGGTTCCACAAACTTTGTCGGTTGCAGCGGCGGCAACCCTTTCAGCCAAAGGCAAGTCTTCTTGCTCGCGTCGTCGCCAAACTGGTAGGGGTTGATTATCTGATCCGGCTTGCGGATGCGTGAGCTGATTACGCTAACCGGGTTTTCAATCACAATCCGCTCAATCGGTGCATCCATCAGCCGCCGCACAAAGTCCAAGGCATCTTCTGTCAGCTTCGGATCGCGCAATCCTCGCGTTGTCCAGTGCATTCCGCTCACGCTCAGGTACGTGCATGGCGGGTGCGCGATCATCAAGTCAAATTTCTGGGCACTTATCAGGTCGAAACAATCGCCCTGATAGTGGTACGGGCTGTCGTCCTCGGCCGGTTCAAAATCCGCAGACAAAACATCGTGCCCGAGCGCAGCAAAAGCGTTCCGCACGCGCCCGCTGTACTCACACGCTACCAAAATCATCATCGTATCGTCCCCACTCCAGCTGCAAACCCGGCGTCTCCGCCCAGCGCGTTTATCATCTCAATCCACTTGGCCTGCGCCCGTTCCCGATCAGTCCCACGGTACTTCCATCCCGCCTCTTTGACCTCCCGGCAGATGAAGCGGCCAAAGGTCGCCCCGACATGCGCAGATGTGAGCGTCACCGGCATGATGCCACAAAGGTCACTGCTTTTGACAATTTTGTTAAGTTGCGCCGAATCGTTGCACAGACCCCAGCGAATGAACGAACCGTCTTGCAGCACGCCCGCCCCGTTGTTGTTGCGCCATAACCTTCCGCCCAGCCGCGAGGCTTCGAGCCGCACCTGCGTCTGGATGGCGGCCTCCGATGTGCCCGGCACCGCCGCGCCCACATCGGGCGGCAGCAGGATCGCCCGCAGTTCGGCCAGGGCGGCGGCGGAGATACCGTGGCGGGCTGCCCACGTTTCAAGAGTACTCATTTCCTCCCTTTCATAACGCGCGGGTGCAGCCACATCGCTGCGACAATCCCGATCGGGCCGCCGGCCAGCGTTGCCGCGATCTGCCCGGCGTTAGCGTCGGGAACCAGCCGCCACAGGAAAATCTGCGCAGTCCCGATGCCGAGGCTGGTGAGGATGGCGGCCAGGTAGTGCCCCCCGTGGACGTTCTTCTGCTGGAAGCCAAGCAGGAACACCGTAAAGAACGCCGAGGCGAATAGGGCTAGGTGGGTCATTTGGCGGCGGCCTCAGTTGCAAGGCGGTACTGACTGATCTGGAAATAGTTTAGGTCTCTTTCCATGCCGATAAAGCGGCGCCCGGTATTGACGCACGCCACCCCCGTCGAGCCGCTCCCCATCGTGTTGTCCAACACCGTCTCACGGGGGTTGCTGTATGTTTTGATGAGGTACTCACACAGGGGCACCGGCTTTTGCGTCGGGTGAAAAGTGTTCCCTTCAGAGGGGAAATCTAGGATTTGCCGGGGGTAGCCAGTGAATTCTTGGGTATAACTTTCTAGGTGTATTCCCCCGGTGACTACACTCGTGGCCCCGGTCGTTTTTCCGCGAGCGATATGGCTCGCGGAGTTCTTTATTTCCCGGTTCACGACCTCCAGGTCTTGCGGGTTGTAAGTGGGCTGCTTCCGGTAGAACACCAAGCATTCTTCCACGTCTTTCATCGGCATTTTCTTCGCGTTCAAATGCCCGGTTGCCCGCGTCTTTCTCCAGAACCACGAATACTTCAGCCACGAAAGGTTCGACGCCCCCAGGGCGCTGGTAAAGGGCTGCGACCCAAAGAGTAAGATGGCTCCATTTTCCTTGACCACTCGGCGATACTGTTCCCAAAGACGACTGAAGGGGATAACTGAATCCCACGCGCAGGCAGTCGTGCCGTAGGGCAGATCGCACAAAACCATGTCTACGGAGCCGTCCGCCAAGCCGCCCATCAACTCAAGGCAGTCCCCGTGCAGCACCACGTTACTTGTCATTCTCTATCCTCTCAGTCAATGCCTCAGCATCCGCCCGCCCCAACGCCTGTGCAGATGCCACGTCCACGCCATACGTCAACCAGAAGCGCCGTTGCGCTTGCGACAGGCTCATCCCCTCTGCCACCCGACGCCCGCCCCACTGTGCCATCGCCTCGCGCAGCGCCGCCTGAGCCTGCTGCTTCTCGTGGTGGCGCTTCTTGACCGCCCCTGCGACCTCGGGAGTGGCGCTGTAGGGAATCACCAGGGGCTTGTCGATCTCGCCGCGCAGCCGCGCCAGCGCATCGGGCGTCAACTCGGCCAGGTCGCCGTCAACCATCTCCGGCCCCGAGCGCCCGGCCGGCTCCGGGTAGTGGCCGCAGAACGGGCACTCACGGTAGATGCGCTCGTAAACCGACAGGCACGACGGGCAGGTGCGCACCGGGATCACATCGTCGGGCTTGCCGCGTGCCCGCTTCTCGCGGCGGTCGAGCGTCCAGACTCGGGGAGCGTCGGGGAGGCCGTGGCGGAGGACGTTGCTTACGTGGTCGAAGTAGACCATGTGCTCCTTGCCGGGGAAGATGCGCAGCCCCCGCCCAAATCGTTGCGCGAAGCGGTTGAAAGAATGAGACGCGGCCCCATCGCTCACGACCTCCACGCCGGGGCAGTCGAAGCCCTCATCAATCAAGGCGACTGAGACAATCTGAAGCAAGTCTTTGCGTTTGAACCGACCGATGACGGCGGCGCGCAGGGCGTCCGGAGTCTTCCCGGTAAGCACTTCCGCCGAGACTCCGGCCTCCCGGAAGTTCTGGGCGATGGTGATGGCGTTTTCTATCGAGTCTGCGAACGTCAACCCAGACTTCCCCATCGCGTGCTGGACGTAATGCGCCACGATGTCGCCCATTACGGTAGATTTTTTGGTGGCTTCTCGTAGTTCCGGGGGACTGAACTCGCCGCCAGCGGTCACATGAACCGCGCTCAGATCGAGGTTCGATGGCGGCGCGAAAATACGATAGTTCGATAGCATCCCGGCGTCGATCAAGTCCCTCGGAGTCGGCCCGAGAAGCAGGGCGTCCATCACCCCGTCCGCGTGGCGCCCGAGTCCGCGTCCGTCTGCCCGCCCAGGGGTTGCCGTAACCCCGAGCCCCCGCGCGTTGGGGAACCGGGCAACCGCCTTGCCAAAAAGGTTGCCAGCAGTAATGTGATGCGCTTCATCGTGAACCCACAGTTTCACTTGCCGAAACCAGTCCGGGGGCGCCTTGCTGGTGACGACGCTTTGTACGCTGCCTACTGCCGTCCGGGCATCCGGGTCGTGGTAGTGAGCGCCGAGTTCATCCAGATGCGCACGAATACAGAGGCGAGAGAGGGCGCTCGGGCCAATAACGCGGTGGCGCACTTTCTCGCGCGCAAGGGCCAGCGATATTTGAGACACAAGTTCCGCTCGGTGCGCCAGCACGACGGACGCGCCCGGTTCCTCCTTGACAATGTGACTGAGCGTGACGGTCTTGCCCCCGCCTGTCGGGAGTACGGCAAGGACGTTGGCGCTCCCGTTCGCCCAGGCCGCGTTGATGTCGTCGTGCATTTTTTGTTGGTAGGGCCTAAGGTTCATTTATATAGCGGCTCGATAAACCCGTCGCAATCCAACCACGCATCTTCTTTGTCGAAGTAAATCGTCTCGCGGTCAGTCAACCACGCAACTGGAACTGCGTTAGAACTGTCCCGCCGCCCCGCGTTGTAAAACTTCTCGCACAACTCGCGGACTCGCCTGGTTTGAGCCGGCGTCAGCTTGTCGATGTACGTGTCACTCTTTATCCAGAGATCGGTAAATGCGGCGAAGGTCATTTCGTGTTCCTCTTTTTGTTCGTGAGTACCTTGCGGCCATACTGAGCCTCGCGTGTCTTAAATCGATGGAGGGCCCCGACCTCCGACTTCAGAACCCGGATCGCGGAGAGCCTCTGTCTCAACGAAAGCAGGCGGCCGACGAATACGGGTCGCTTCGTGCCCCACCGTACAGCGAAAGGAACCACGCGCGCCCTTGTACGAAAAGTCCATTCAGCCACGACTTCCACCCCAGTCACTCGGTACTGCGGGTAAACATTTGTTTTGATCGGCATCTCGTCGTCTCCATTAATTTATTGACAGTTTTGTAAGGATACCCTAAGATGCAATCTCAGTCCACCGAACAGAGGAAATAAAATGAGCGTTACGATCACAATTACCGACCCGTCCAGCACGCCTCCAGAGGAGCTTCAGGCGGTGATGGGGATGCTGGGGGGCTTCCTGCCTACCTCGCGGTCTGCTTTCGAGGGGCTCGGGGCGTCGGCGGTATTCGGCACGCCGCCTCCCCCGCCCGCGGAACACCCTGACCTGGTTCCGGTAGTTATGCCGGGAGGCGCGGCGCTCATTATTGGCGTCGAACTCGACAAAGACGGCATCCCGTGGGACGGCCGCATCCACACGCAAATCAAGTCCAAGACCGTCGAAGGCGTCTGGAAGAAGCGCCGCAACCTTGAGCAGGACTACCTTGCCGCCGTGACCTCCGAGCTGCGGGCGACGATGATGGCCCCCGCTCCGGTGGCCGAGGTGCCAGCGCCCGCCCCGGTAGCCGAGGTGCCCGCTCCGCCCGCCCCGGTAGCCGAGGTGCCCGCTCCGGTGGCCGAGGTGCCCGCTCCGGTGGCCGAGGTGCCAGCGCCCGCCCCGGTAGCCGAGGTGCCCGCTCCGCCCGCCCCGGTAGCCGAGGTGCCCGCTCCGCCCGCCCCGGTAGCCGAGGTGCCCGCTCCGCCAGCGCCCCCTGCAGCCCCCGGCATTTCCTTTGCCGAGTTCATGGGCCACGTTACCGCGGGCGTCACCAGCAGCCGATTCACCCGTGAGGGGGTTATGGCGGCGTGCGTGGCGAACGGAGTCCCCAATCTGCCCGGCCTCATCAATCGCCCCGACCTCATCCCGGCGGTGGCACGTGAGTTGGGGTTGATAGCATGAGCGAGCTCTTCCACTTCCCCCTGTCCGCCAGTGCCGCCGCGCGCTGGGTTGCCTGCGCCGGCAGCGTCAACCTGTGCGCCCTGTACCCGAGCGGCGACACGCCTAAGTCGATGGAGGGCACGGCGGCGCACTGGGTCGCCAGCGAGACTGTCCTCTGCGGTGCGCCTGCCCTCGGAGCCATCGCGCCCAACGGTATTGAAGTGACTGAGGAGATGCTGGACGGCGCCGATATGTACGCTGCCGACGTGCTCGCGGTTGCGGGCGTTGGCGGCAAGCTGCACGTCGAGAAGACGATGGGCAGCCCCCTCATTCACTCGGATTGCGGCGGTACACCCGACGCCTGGCACCACGACTCCGGCAACATCACAGTCTGGGACTACAAGTTTGGCCACGGGTTTGTTGACGTGTTCGAGAACTGGCAGTTGATTGTGTATGCGGCGGGCATCCTGGAGCAACTCGGCGTCACCAACGACTCCGGCGTGGATGACTCGTTCTTCACGTTCACCTTCCGCATCGTGCAGCCCCGCAACTACCACCGCGACGGGCCGATCCGCGAATGGCGAGTGCGCGCCAGCGACCTGCGAGCCCACTTCAACATTTTGCGCATGGCGGCGGAGAAAGCCTGGCTGCGCACCGACGCAAAATGCACGCCGAACGACCAGTGCGACTACTGCGACGGTCGCGGCCATTGCGAAGCCCTGCAACAGACCGGCTTCAAGGGCATGGACTACGCCAGCGGCTCCACGCCGCTTGAGTTGACCAACGCTGCGCTCGGCACCGAACTCACGCTCATCAACCACTACCTCGCGCGGCTCGAAGCGCGCAAGACCGGCCTCGAAGAAATGGCCGTCGCCCAGATCAAAGCGGGGGACAGAGTGCCGGGCTTTGCGCTCGACTCGACCGTTGGCCGCCTCGCGTGGTCAAAGCCGGTTGAGGAAGTGATCGCGCTGGGGCAAATGATGGGCGTTGAGGTCAGCAAGCCGGGCGTCATCACTCCGACACAGGCGATCAAGGCGGGCTTGCCGGACACGGTGGTTGCGGGGTACTCGGCGCGGCCCGCAGGCAGTTTGAAGCTGGTGGCGTCCAAGCACTCGGAGGCGCGTCGGGTGTTTGGTGGTGGCGCATAACGCTTGACATAACCGGCGCGCTTTAGCGCGTCCAACTTGGAGAAGATGATATGGAATATGAAGAAGTGATTTCGGCGTGGAATGCGCAGGCGGACGACGCGAATAGCTGGGATGCGTTAGGCGAGGACGAAAAGATAGACTTCACCACGGCTCTAGGGCGCGAGGCGTGCGCTGCCGAGATTCGCAAACTGCGCGAACTTTGCCGCGAGGCTTACCACGCGCTGAGTTGCGGCGAGGACGGTGAGGAGTTCGACCGCACTCATGCTTTATGCGGCAAACTCTCGCTGGAGTTTGTGATGACGCCTATCGCATAGCTAGGGGGCACGCTTCAGCGCGTCCAACTTGAGCGCCTGGTTAGGCTCGACGGAAAGGTGAGAAATGACAGAAATGCAGAAATACAGGAAATCGCTAGAACGGCATCCAGGCGTGCCGATTGCCGCAGCATTCACCGCGCTAGGGTTTGCCGCTGGCGCCAGTAAAGGCGGAGACTGGATTGTGGGCGGGGTGATCGGGGCTGCGGTCATGTCGGTGTTTTGGTTGCCCGTGCTTTGGACTGCGTGGGATATGAGAAACGGTGCCTAACGCCCAAGGCAAGCCTCCCGCCGCCAACGAACCGAACGAAGGAGAGAACCCGTGAACGACCAGAAAAACACAAACGAAGCCGCTTGCGGCGGGTCGGCCTTGACCGCCGAGTTAGGACTGAAACCATGCCCGTTTTGCGGTAAGGCTGAAACGCTGGGCGTGATTACCGGGCAGGAGCTTATGGACGACGATCAAGAGTTTTGGCCGCACTCGGATTCTTATGCCGTGGTGTGTGATGCGGCAACTGGCGGTAAAGGCGGCTGCGGGGCAATGGGCGGATTTGCTGGCACCAAGCCACAAGCCATTGCCAGGTGGAACACGCGCGCCCCTAACGCACGATGGCCCCTCGCCCAATTAACCCCCCAATTAACCAGCCAAGCCACATTTTCCTTGACAAACGCCGTTCAGCGGGTATTATGGAGCCATGAAAAGCGAGAAATCGGACATAAGAATCAGCGTCAGGCGCGGGGATGGGAAGACTCGGAAGATCGAGCTTTTCCCGCACGTGCTGCCGGGGCGCTATTTAATCAAGGTAGACGGTCTCAAATCCGGGAAAGTCGCCACAACCACCGTGACCGAGGTAATGCACAAACTTCGGGAGTGGCTATCAACCAAAAGGAGCAACGAGCAATGAAGAACTTCACGACACCCGTAGGCCGTTTTGTAACGGGCAGCCTCACCAAACCCCAGACCACCGATTTTGACGGCAACCCCCTGGTCTTCAAGACGGGCCCGGATGCGGGGAAGCCACGCAACAACTACTTCATCGGCATCGCTGTCCCCAAGGGCGCCGAGACGCACTGGAGCCAGACGCCCTGGGGCGCAGAAATCTGGAAGTTCGGTCACGAGGCTTTCCCGCAGGGACAGGCGGACTTGCCGGGGTTCTCGTGGAAGATCGAGGATGGAGACAACGCAGTCCCCAACCCGGACGCCGGCATGAAGCGCAACTGTGACCGCGAGGGGTACAAAGGCTGCTGGGTTCTCAAGTTCTCCTCCAGCTTCCAGTCGAGCACGTACAACTCCGACGGCAGCGCCAAGATTGAGCCGGAGTCGGTCAAGCCGGGCTACTTCATCCAGATAAACGGCGACATGCAGAGCAACGGCAAGCAAAGCAAGTCCGGCGTCTACCTCAATCACAAGATGATCGCCCTGGCCGCCTACGGCTCAGAGATTGTCTACGGCCCCGACGCTGCCGAGGCTGGCTTCGGCGCAAGCCCGCTGCCCGCTGGAGCATCCGCCGTCCCGGTGGCGAGCTTCGCGCCGCCTGCTGCGCCCCAAGCGCCCGCTGCACCTCAAGCGCCGGTGGCTCCGCCGCCCCCCGCACCTGCCTTCCTGCAAGTGCCGCCGCCGGCCGCCCTGGCTCACGTCATGTTGCCGCCGGCCAACGGCGCAACTTACGAGGCCATGCGCGCGGCGGGCTGGACTGACGCCACGTTGGTTCAGATGGGGATGATGGTGGGATGATGGACGAGGTACTTGACGCCAAGCGCCGCCTTCAAACCGCGGTCATGCGCGCCTGCCGTGCGGAGTTGCGGGCGTTCGAGAAGGAAAGGGGGTTTCGCATGGATCGAGTGAGCACGGAGTTGGGCACCAGAGACCCCGAGTCCCTCAACCTGCGCATTGAAATTGTGGCAAGGAGGGGGAAACAGTGAACCCAATCGCCCGATTGAGGGAGGGAGCCGCCGGCACCTGCGGGTCGTGCAGGTATTGGAGCCCGTGTGCCGGGGACACCAGCGTTGGCGATTGTGACTCTGCTCTTCTCGTAAAGGGGTACGGCGACCCCCCGGCTATCGTCCCTTCCAACATGGCCTTTGTTGAGGCTGACGAAGGCTGGGCGTTCCTTTCTGGCCCGGACTTTGGCTGCGTGAACTGGGAGCCAAACGAGTGATGGTGGGCTGAGGCGCAGCGCAACGATACACGGCCAGCGTCTCCTAACGGGGGCGTTGTCCGGGTCTTGGTTGGCCCAAAGGCAGGGCAGCGCACTGCACGGCACGGCAAGGCAACGCACTGCATAGCAACGCAACGATACACGGCCAACGTCTCCTAACGGGGGCGTTGTCCGGGTCTTGGTTGACCCAAGTGCACCGCAGGGCAAAGCAGTGCAACGCCCAGAAAAACACGGCACGGCAACGCAACGCAACGACACACGGAACCGGCGAGGAATATTCCGAGCCTTTTATAGAGGAAGCGAAAATGGCAATTCAGCAAGCAGCAATCACAATTACCGGCATGGACTACCTGCTCCAAAACAACCCGCAGACCGTTGACCCGTTCAACCACTTCGCCAAGGCCATGAAGAAGATCACCGCCAAGCGCACGGGGAAGACCGAAGACGATCTGATCGAGCTGGGCAACATCGAAACGGAATCGAAGATTTACTTCGACGACAACCTCGGTGTGTACGTCCCTTCGCGCTGGCTCACGGAAGCGATCTGCCGCGCGGCGTTCTCGGTAATCAAGATTGGCAAGGACAGGATGCGCGGCGGTATCTTCGCTACCGACGGCAAGGCCAAGTTGTCGTATGAGGGCATGGGCAAAGTCAAGACCATTACCGACGTGGTGAGGCTCCCGGAGTTCCGCCACCGCGCCTTGCTGCCGCAGGGAGCCGTGCGTATTGCAAAGGACTTCCCGATTTTCAAGAACTGGTCTTTCTCAACGGTGCTTGAGTTCGACGACACGGTTATCGACCTCGCTGGGCTGCGCCAGGTTACTGAGCGGACAGCGAAGTACGTCGGCTTCGGTGACTTCCGCCCCACCTTCGGTCGTGCCACTGCGGAGGTGCAAGGTGTCTAAAGAACTACTGGTAGAACTTGAGAAGCGCGGCCTCCTTGACTTCGGGGAGGTCATTCCCGCCGCCATTGTCCGCGACCTGCTGGGGCTTGAGTACCCTACGACCGCAACGAAGAAAGAGTTTGACGCCTTGTCCCTGGCTGAACTGAAGGCGGTTGACTACGTTCGTAATGTCCTCCTCGGTCGCGGCATGTACCTGGCTGGACAAGGCGGCGACTACCGAATCCTGCTTCCCTCGGAGAACGCGAGGCAGATAGAGCTGTACATATCCTCCGCCGACGGTAAGTTGAGCCGGGCACTGAAGTTGAGTCGGAACACGCCGAAACTGGCGGACAAGAAGCACACGAACGACCAGACGAGTGCGCGCATAATCATGAAGCGCGAGGGAGTGCGGCGGGGAATCGGCAGATGACCCCCATAGCCAACATCGACTTCGAGACCTACTCCGAGGCGGGCTTCATCTGGGACGCCGCGCGCAACAAGTGGGCCGCCCTCCCCGGCGCGTCTCAGGGCAAAAAGGGTCTTCCGGTCGTTGGCGCGTCGGTCTACGTCGGGCACCCCACTTTCGAAGTGCTGACGCTCTCCTACGACCTGCGGCAAGGCGCCGGCGTTCAAAGGTGGCAACCGGGCTTACCGCCACCCGTTGACCTGCTGGCGCACGTCGCCTCGGGCGGCCTGGTGTCAGGCTGGAACGCGGCGGGCTTCGAAATGAAAGTGTGGCGTCACTGTGTCGATCGCTACCGCTGGCCGCCGCTGCCGCTTTCACAGGTGCGGGACACGATGGCCGCCGCGCGTGCCTTCTGCCTGCCGGGGGCGCTGGGTAAGGCCGGAGAAGTGATGGCGCTCTCGCAACAGAAGAACGCCGACGGCAAGCGCCTGCTCGACAAGTTCAGCATTCCGCGCAACCCAACCCAGCCCAACCCGGCGTTACGCATCAGGCCCGCCGACGACCCTGCCGACGCCGAGAAGCTGTACGCCTACTGCGACGAAGACGTGCTCACCGAGCAAGAGGCGGGCAGCCTCATCCCACCGCTGTCGCCCAAAGAGTTGGCCGCATGGCAAACCGATCGCGGCATCAACGACCGGGGCGTGCAGATTGACCTCGAAGGCGCCCACAACTGCATCGCCATCCTTAACCAGGCGCATAGGCAATACAACGCCGAATTGCGCGCGCTCACGGGCGGCACGGTTGAACGCGCGTCGGAACTGGCCAAGCTGCAAGGCTGGCTGGGGGCGCAGGGGGTCGTCATGGGGTCAATGGACGAGGAGGCGATTGGCTCGACCCTCGCACAAGAGCTACCCGCCCCCGCCCGCCGCGCCCTTGAAATCAGGCAAGCGGTCGGCAGCGCGTCGGTCAAGAAGGTCTTTGCAATGGCCAACACGGTGTCTCGGGACGGGCGGCTGCGAGACCTCTTCATTTACCACGGTGCGAGAACAGGGAGACCGACTGGTTCTGGCCCTCAGCCAACCAATCTCCCCAACAGCGCTGGGGTCTTTGCCCTCGAATGTGAGGGCTGCGACAAGCACTACGGCGTCAGCCTGCCCTCGTGCCCGTGGTGCGGTGCGTCGGCCACCCTGGCGCACACGGTCGAGTGGGGGGCGGAATGCGCTGAAGACGCGCTTGAGTCCTTCAAGCCGCGCTCGCTCGACTGGGCGGAGTATGTGTGGGGTGACTCGATGGCCGCGCTGTCCGGCAGCCTGCGGGGGCTGTTCATCGCTGCGCCGGGTCATGACTTGATCTGCTCGGATTACTCCAGCATCGAGGCCGTCGGGCTGGCAATGCTGGCTGGGGAGCAGTGGCGGATCGACCTGTTCCGTTCACACGGGAAGATTTACGAGATGTCGGCCAGCAAGACCACCGGTATCCCGTTCGAGGAGATTCTCGAACACAAGAGAAAGACCGGCCAGCACCATCAAGTCCGCAAGCTGGGCAAGGTGCAAGAGTTGGCCCTCGGCTATCAAGGCTGGGTCGGCTCCATGCTCGCCTTTGGCGCCGACGAGTTCATGTCGGAAGCCGAGATGAAGGAAGCCATACTCGCGTGGCGCGCGGCTTCCCCCGCCATCGTTGAGTTGTGGGGCGGCCAGGAGCGCAACTGGCAGCCCGAGTACTACGGCGTGGAGGGCGCGTTCGTGCAGGCCGTCCTGACTCCCGGCGCGGCGTACCGCACACACGGCATGGACTTCCAGATGCGCGGCGATGCGCTGTTCCTGCGGTTGCTGTCCGGGCGGGAGTTGACCTACCACCGCCCCCGGCTCGCCCCCAGCACCCGCCGCCCCGGCACGTGCTCGATCAGTTACGAGGGGTGGAACAGCAACCCCAAGAACGGGCCGCAAGGCTGGCAACGGATGGAGACGTGGGCTGGGAGGCTCGTTGAGAACATCAACCAGGCGCAGTGCCGCGACATCCAGTGGCACGGAGTTCAGGCGTTAGAGCGCGCGGGTTACCCGATCGTGCTCCACGTCTACGATGAAGATGTGGCGGAAGTGCCAGAGGGCTTCGGAAGTATCGAAGAGTTCGAGCGTGTGATGGGCGACTTGCCCGAGTGGTGCGCCGACTGGCCGATCAAAGCGGCAGGCGGCTGGAGAGGAAAGAGGTATCGCAAATGACGGACATCAACCAATTCAGGACGGCTAGACGAAAGATGGAGGGCAGCATCGGAGACGCAGTGGCGGCCGCACTGCTGGTGTTCCGAGAGAGCACGGGGATGTCCCCGAGGGGCATACAAGTCGAACTCGTTGATGTCTCTGAAGTTGGCGAGATAGAGGCACGCTACTGCCTCGGTACGGTGCGTGCCGACGTACCCCTGTAATCCAAGGAGATCAAAAATGAAGCAAGACAACTTTGGGTTTCGTGCCCAGCGCCGGGTGGACGATGAATCCGCCAATATCGATGCCGCCATCGTGGTTTTCTGCCTGTGCCTTGCGGCCGCCTGGGTGCTGGGGGGTTTCCTGTGAGTGACTTTCATCCCAACAGCGCGGGAGGTTTGACGTATGCCGCCCAACAAGTCCCAACGAGCCGAGAGCAGCGCAGCGAACTTCTTGCTGACGTTCGTATGATCTTCGACGGCTTGCAGGAACTTTGCGACAGCGTTCGCCGTAGCTGGCCGGAGCGGTACCCAATGCCAGGAGACCTCGACGCCCTGCTGGAGTTTCAGGTCTACGCGCTGGCCCGCATCAGGTCGGGCACGCTGCGGCAGGTATCCAAGGCGGACTTGGGATGATCCTCACGGAAGAGCTCACCCTCGTGTTCCAGAAGAAGCTGGCCAAAACCGGGAGCCTTGACGCGGCGCTCACCAAGGCGCTTTGGGTTGCCTACAAGGCTGGGCAGCCGTGCGCGGGGGGTTGCCACGAGGCGCTGGACGAGCTACATAAACTCCGTGAAGCGGCGCAGCACTACTACGACAACTGCCTTCGAGGGGAGTCGGCGTTATGCCACGACGAAAAACAACAGGAGGCGCTGGCAGCGCTTCGGGACGCACTGGACAAGACATGAGCCTTTTTTGTGAAGTTGGTGGCGACGACACGGCCTGGTGGTGGTATCCGCCCTCCCACGAGGAGCCGCTGGCGACCAAGCGCAGCCGAAAGTGCTGCTCGTGCGACCATAAGATCGACGTTGGCGACACGGCGCGGAAGGTTCCGCGCTACCGGCCGCCAACTCTGTTCGAAGACAAGCACGGTATAGCCGGCGACGAAGTGCCTCTGGCCGACTGGTATCTGTGTGAGACATGCGGCGACCTGGCGGACTCAATTTCGGAGGCCGGGCTTTGCTACCGCCTCGGCAGAGACAGCCTGCGAGATCAGATCGCTGAGCACCGGCGGGAGGAAGCGGCGCGCACAGTAACAACCTCAACTCAACAAACAGGAGAGCAACTTCACCCGAATGCCGGATAAACAGTGAGTGCCGCCGCTTCTCCCGTCCACCTGCCAGTCGGCATCTCGACGTAAGCCTGTAGCGTCCATCCCCCGTGCTGATCGAAGTCGGCAGTCAGGGTGGTGTAGCGCACGGTGGTGCCGCTCACAGTTGCAACCCACGTCACGGCAGTTCCGTCGGGCTTCTTGGCCTTGACGTTGACCAGCGTAGCCGTGGACAGGTCGGCGCCGGTGTCGAGTTCGACCAGTGTCCCGGTATCCCCCACATAAACTTTGCTCATGTGTTCTCCAATTCAATAAACGAGGCCAGCGCCACCGTCCTGCGCAGCGCCGAGGAAAGCACCACGGACTGCTCGACGGTGCTGGCGGCAATCACGGACTGCTCGACGGTGCTGGTGGCAATCACAGATTGTCGGAGGGTGCTTAGCAGCGAAAGTACTTCAATCATCTGTCAGACCTCAGTACAACGCTCTTCACCAGGACGGACGCACGGCTCACGGTGCGCAGAAGGGGCGAAGCCAGCCGCACAACCTCCCGCAGCACTCCCGCCGCCACCCCGCCCCAGCTCGCGCCCCACGCCGAAGCCTTCCAGCTACTACCCCAAGGGTTGCTCATGCCGGCCCCCACTCATTGCCGACCGTGCCTGCTCCGGTCACGGCCACGTTGTTGACCTTGCGTATGTCCGCCCACACTGGTGTTGCCTGAGCTGCCGCCAGCAGGGCCGCAGACATGTCGGCTTTCGAGATTTGAGCGTCGGTCAGCACGGTCATCCCGGACGTGTTGGTGATGCTGGAGACGCCACGAATATATATCATCCCGGCAGTGCAGGTGCTATCGATAATAACCTCCCCACCACCACCTACGTCTAGGCAAACAGTATTCGCGGCGTTCGTGCTGTTGACGAACTTGATCGGGCCTGCCCAGTTACGGAATGCGAGATTATGCGTGCCGGGAGCGGACAGGTCGATCTTCGGCAAGTCAGTAGTTCCTAATCCGACGCAGCCCGATTTACAATCCACAAAATACGTGTTGGCAGTGTTTGGTGTAATGGTGATATTACCCGTCAGCACGCACCCCTCAGCAAACCCGAAGAACCCGCCCACCTCTGACACCACGCAGTGCTTTAGGTACGTGTTGCCGTCAAGCGTGGACGTGTTCAGGATCAAATCCTCGAACTGCACGTCAGTCACCGTGGTCGCCGCTGCCACCTGCACGAAGGTGCGAATGGCGTGAGAGCCACACACCACGAAGCCAGACAGATCGTCCCCGGCACCGAAAGAGTAGTTCCCCGGAGCAAGCTGGAACTCTCCCAACCCCCGCACCTGCGCGATCAGTTTGGCATCGGCGACGTTGTTCGACGGCCGGGCATACGTCCCTATTGGGTAGCCAGTGCCCGCCACACCGTTCACTGGGTCGTAGACCACGCGCCCGTCATACGCCCCGTCCTCAGTTGCCCGGATGCCCACCAGGCCCGCTGAGTTGCTCGGAACAAGTGACACCTGATTCGGGTTGCGCCGGGAGTGAATGTTGTTGTTCGACCCCACGATGTTGACTTGGTACTGCGCATCCTCGAAGGTCACAGTGTACGGGGTCAACACTTCGATGGTGCGGGCGTAGTCCAGCCCGTCAATCGTCACCACGGTATTGTGGACATGCGTCTTCGGCAGGTAGATGCCGTCTTCACTATCCATCCAGTCGTCGAGCCAGTGGCGAAACAGGTTGCTGTCCAGCTCCCGAATCTCGTTCGGTGTTGACTGGATCAGCGTCAAGTCGGCCTTGGGCACGTTTATGACGAAGGTTGCAGGGTTTATGAAGATCGTCATTCGTCACTCGTCAGCAAAATAGTTACATCAAGCCCGCTGGCGGTAATCGTGCCGGCCACTACATTCGGCTTGTAGAGCGTGCCAAGAGCAACCGTAGCGCGGCGCACGTTGCCAGTCACAGGCGTGTCCCCGGCGTAAGCGTAGCTACCCGTGACGACCCCGGAGGCGTTGGTCACACCTGACAAAATGTCAGTACCGTCGGATGTCTTCTCGACCAGCACGCGGGCGTTCTCAATCGCCGCCAACGTGCTCGCGTCTTTCACCGTCACCGTCACCGTCACGGCGTTCTGCACCACCACTGTCGCCCCGGCAGTTCTGATGCTCGGGGTCGACCCACCCCCTGTGATATTGAGCGTGACCGTGCCACTGGCGATGTTCACATAGATCGCTTCGTTGCCGGTGCTGCCGTTGGTCGCAGCGTATCCAGTGAACGTGAGGCCGTCGAGACTGACCGTCCCTGCCGTACCCCCGACCTCTACTGCGTGCCCTGTGCCGCTGCTGGTGAACGCGCAGTCAGTGATATTGTCCATGTCGCCAAGGGTGGCGCTGGTGATGGTGCTGCTCTTGAACACGGTGCTGGCGATGGCCGCGCTGTTCTGCGTGATCGTCGGACAGTTCGTGAAGCTCATCCCCGTGAAGGTGGTCACGTTGCGAAGCTGTACGTCCCCCGCACCGTTTACCACGACACCGGTAAAGTCGTAGGTCGCGCTGGCACTTGCAGAGGCGTGGATGCGCCAGTGGAATTTGTTTGCTGAGGCAAACCCTGTGCCGTTCAGGTCAATCGTGTCTGTCGCGCCGGGATAAAATGTCCACCCCACGGAGTCGTCCACGCCGTTGTAGTTGACCCGCTTTTTGGTAGAATCCTTGCGCCCAGGGAACTCTACCGCGCCACCCGCGATCTTGAGGTACACCGAGTTCGTCCCACCGTCGCCGAACTGTATGCTCTGCAAGCACAGCATTTGGTTCGACCCTTGGAGCAGGCTGCTCATGCGCTCTTTGGCGACCGCCGCTGTTGCGACAATGCCGGGGATGTCAATCGGTTCCGCCGCCACACCGCCAGCCATAACCAACGTGTCCATCGCCCACAGTGGCCCGAACGACGCGGTGTTTTGCAGCACGCCCGCGCCCCCGTTCCAGAACCCATAAAACCGCACGTCCGCACTATCTAGTGTCCCGTTGGTTGCGATGGTGTCTGTGTTGGAAGCGCTCACGATCAACGGCTGGATGTACCCGGCAGGTAGCGCCACGTCAGAACCGTGCACCTGCCACACTGCCCAGTTTGCTCCAGCAGTTGCACCAGACCGCATGCCCATCCAGACGCCGCGCCCCGAGCCAAGTGTCGAAAGGCGTTGGTTATGCGCGGGTAATGGGTGGCGGAAGTGGCAGAGGATGTTGCGCGTGCCCACGTTGTATCTGGCCGCAGCCATGCCCATGTTTGCCCCACTCATCTGCCCGGCGACTGCGGTGTTGGCAACCCCGGTGAACGAGTGGTACGAGTTAATCCCGATGTCCGCTTGTTTCGACGCGGTGGCGTCGTTGCAGGTCTTCCCGGCGATGCTCGTTCCGAAGTTGGTGTCCGCTGTGTTGGCCATAATGGCATTACCGTCGAAAACCACGAACGCCCCGTGGTCGAGGTAGATCGAGGCGTCAGAGGCGACGTAGGGCGGGATAACGGTTGCTCCCCCTGCGGGCGCACGAACTTCTACCGTTGCTTTTACCCCCGCACCAGCAGTCACCACATCGCAGTACACGGTAGAAGATGTAAGCCCTGCCGCCTTCTTCCAGAACCAGCCAATCCCGCTACCCTCTGCCGCGCCATCCTGCACCACCAACTCGTGCGCTTCGCCTTCGACGAAGTGTACCCCGGAGACTAAGGCAGAACTGTGCGTTGCCAGCAGGCATAAGGAGTCTGCTGCACTGGTAGTGATTGTCGGCATGGTGAACCGGGTGGACGACGCCTGTGCCGCGTGGCTTTCAACTGGGGGGCTGCCGCCGGTGTACCCTTGGTACACATCCCTGACCGCGACTACGACCCCGTTGTACGTCTCATTGACGGTGGAGGTCACGACGATGTCGCCTTCCCCAGACGCGGCGGCGTACTTCCAGTAGCAAGCGGAGGAGCACGTGTTGTTTTGTGCATACAGTTGCGTCCACGTCCCTACGCCGTTCGAGCACCCCCACGTCGGCGCCCCTGTATCCCCGGTAACGAACACCAGCAACAGGTCGTTGAGTCCGTAGGCGCACATCGGGATCGTGATCCCGGCATCCGTGGTGACGGTCTCATACGCTGCCGACGTGTCCCGAATTGCTGGCATGGGTCATGCGTCACTGACACTTGATATCGTCGCGCTGCCCCCGGTGCTTCCGAGAGAGCTGGTCGTCTTCGCGGGCTTGATCGAGTCAGTGTACGCCGGGCCAGTGCCGCCGAACCGTGCCTCGACGAACAATGTCTGGTTGGACGTTTGCACCGTATTGAAGCTGATGCTCGTGCCAGAAGCTGCTGCGTCGATATAGCTGATGAAGGTGTCAGCCCCGTTGCTCGCGTTGTTGGTGCTGAAGTCATGCGAGGTGATCGTGAAGGTCTTGGTGCCAGTGTTGACCGCGCTGTACGGGTGTCGCGTGAAGCTGCCGTCCGCCCTCTTGATGCGGATCGTGCCGCTCGACGGGGTGTTCGCAGGGATGGCTTCAACCACAACTACCGCCGTTACCGCTGCGCCAGTCAATGCCCCATTCAGCGATAACTGCCCTGTGTCCAGCGCACCTGCAAGCTCCGGCCCGACCAGCACGCGCCAGCCAGACTGCACACCACTTACGGTGAATTGCACGTTGTTGGGTGGTTGCCGCGTCGTGCCGTCCAGCGCAGTGATCTTGTCGTTCACCGAGAGGTCAGCGTATTCCAGCGAGAAGCCAAACGCGCCCACCAGAGACGAGCCGGTAGAAGCGCCGCAGAACGGTTTGGACAGCGCCTTCTCGACACCTGCCGAAGCAGTCGTAGCCGACACCGCGCCCTGCGTTACCGTGATCGCGCTGGCCGGAGCCACGCCGGTTAGCAACTGGAGGTAGAGAATGTGGTCAGTCGTGTCGTTGGCAAGAACCTGGCCAGAACCAGCAGTCGCGCCCGTGCCCCAAGACAGCGGGGTTGCGCCGCCCTCAACGAACGAGCCGCCCGTAGGCGTACCGACATCGACCGAGTGCGTAATGCCCCGGAAGCGTTCGCCGGGGAGGCCGTATAGCGCAGTGGTCTCGCCGTTACGCGAGAGGTACTTCAGACGCTCGTAGAACTGGTTGATCGTGTAGATATCCCGGTTCCATTCCGAGTAATACTCCTCGTTGGTCGCGTCTTGGTTTACGTCGATCAGGTTGTAGCCTGCGGTCACGTTGGTGATCGTAGTGTAGGTCGCCACCGTGCCAGACGCCGTCGTGTTGTTCAGGTCATCTGCGTACAACAGCGGAACCACGTTCACGCCCCGGCCAGTGGAGGGGATACGGAACTCGTCGAATGTCTTGCCCCACTCACGAGTCGTGAAGATCAACGACCCGTTGTCGATCGCTGCGCCTGCGTCCCGAACTTTGACCATGAAGCGCATCGCCACGCCGTTCGCCGGGTCAGCGTTCAATCCTGCGAAAGTCTCGCCGTTCGGTGTGTTGTTCCAGAACTTGTCTGCCAGCACGGCGTTATTCTGGAGCACGTTGACGATCACGCCCCGGTTGCCGACCACCGAGATGCCGTCGTAAATGACCTCAGTGCCGCCAGTGCCCTGAATGATGGAGCCGCCGAAAATATACTGGCTGGCCTTGGTTGCGAACACGTCGTCAAGCCCGAAACCGTTCAACAGCTGGATGATGGTGTCGAACTTTTTGTCCGTCGGGTTAACGGTCGTGATGTCCATGAAATCGTCGCCGCTGATCGTGGCGTCGTCGGCCAAGTCTTGCAGCCAGCGGTGAAGCTCCAGTACAGAGACGTAATTCGCCCCAGCGGCCCCGTGCGCCGGGCCGGTATACCGGATCAACTTACCTGCCTGAACCTGCCATTTAGTTGCGTCTAGCGCCATGTCGCTCTCCTGAAATTATTCCGTTACATCCTCAGCGTGCCAGTCTACCAAACCATTCAGCCGACCAGCACAGGTTTCGTAATGCCGGTTCGCTTCTGCGATCCAGTAGGCAACGTCGGTATCAGAGGCGGCAAGGTCGGCGGGACTTTCTGCAACAGGCTTGCCGGCGGGCGGCTTGCTGGCGGTATCGGTTGCGGGCTGCAACAAGCGGACAGCAGCAGGGTCAAGGCACTTGCGGCCAGTAGTGACGGATGGGACATTTCGGATAACCTCCACGGTTTTGATGACGATGCGCCCCTCGGCGGCGGCTATCCGGGCAGTCGCGGCGTCAGCGCGCAAACGCTCGGCGTCCAGCGCTTTGATGTGCAACGCCAGCGCGTCGGCGCGATCCGCCTCGGCGGCATTAGTGGCCGCCCGGTGCCCCGCAGCGAACCCGCCGCCCACTAGCGCCAGGGACAGCAGCACGACGGCGAGGACGCGGTAAGGAAGCGGGACGAGGCTAAACATCCCGCTCTTTCACGCTAGGCGGCTGGGCGAACATCCTGGTCAGGATTGGCGTCACCCACAGGCCGCCGTAGATGACAAGGTAGCCTTCTGTCATCTTTCCGTCCACGCACAGTTTAAGCATCAGCCAGGACGTGACCACAAGGGACGTGGCGAACGCTGCGGCGGTACGCGAGGCCCGCCCGTTCTCCATCAGCAAGTCGAGCATGTCAAAAGTGTTGTCGCCTTTCTGTGACCGCCACAAAGCCACTGCGATGAGCGCGGCCAGCAGGCCGAGTATTGAGTACGTCCAGAAATCAGTCGTCATGCGATGGCCTCCTTTGCGGAACCCCACAATGCCAGGCGATCCTCCATCCCGTTGTACCCCCCGTTGATGCGCTTGGTAATGCGTTTGAAATCACCAGCGTCCGCAAGTTCGTTGCAACCGTGAGTTTGCCAGAACCATGCGGCTGACATCGCAGCCCAGGGGCGCATCTCAAGCAAGGTTGGTTGATCCTCGAACGGCTGCCCCAACGCCAGCCCGCAGGTGCGGTAGTTGTAGCGCCCGGTAATCTGGATCAGCCCGCGCCCCATGTACCGCTTGCCGTCGCCCGGATGCGTATTGCCGAGGTCGGTGCGGCCTTCATATCTCGCCTGCCACGGAGCCTGACTCGGGTTCCATATTTCACGCACGAATTGAAACCGACTGGATTCGTGAGCCACCTGTGCAATGAACGCGCCCATGCGCTGCGGAGTGTTGATGTCGAATTTACCCATCGCGTCGTTCAATGGCTTTTGCCACGCTTGCGCCCGCAGTAGGGGGCATTGTGCCGCGCGGGCAATAGTGACGGCCGGCAGGTTCACTTCGCCCACCACGCTGCCCCCACCACTATCACCAGCACCAGACCGAGCACGGCCACCAGCGCCAGCACGATCAGGCCTCCAGCTATCATGCCATGCGCGAACGACTGACGATGGAGTTCGTAGTCATAGTCTATCATTGCGGGTTCTCGCTCACTAATTTGAAATGTGCAGCGTATACGTCGCCTATCTTGTAACTGTCAGCATGTTCGGCCGGAACCCGCAGGGCGATCTCTCCGTGTACTTCGTTACGAGTGTTGATCTGCAGCCGCAGCTCAACAGTCTTGCCGCAGTCGAAGGGTTTTGATATTTCCACGACCACCGCGTGGATGCACGGTTCGTTCACGGGCCAAAAACCGGGGGTCATTTCATTACCTCGCTGGCGAGCACAAGGGCCAGCAAGGCAACCGCACAAACAATGGCGCAGGCAACCAGAACCGGGTGCGCGTTCAGGCATCCTTCTCCGTCACGCGGAGCACCATGCGGACGGTCTGACGTAAGCCGAGGTGTGCGGTGGCCCCGCTCAGACCGATCAGGCCGAGCGTCGGGACGTTCAGCCCAAACATCGACGGCAGTAGCGAGTGCAAAATCAGGAAGGTGGTAACTGTGACGAACAGCGCCGTCACCCCCTCGACAGCCCCAACAAGCATATTTTCCGTTTTCCCGCGTTGAGCATAGCCCCGAAGGCCGTTGACCATCCCAGCCAGCGCCCCAACGGCGACCAGTAACGCCCAGTCCAAAACACCCGGCGGTTCGATGTTCATTTTTATCCTCAGACATCTGACGTGACCCTCACTATGTTTGTTCCGTCGCACTCAACGATTGCGCGCATTCCTGGAGCGATTGTAGTACCAGTTCCGCTTGCTGCGATAACCTGCACGCCGAACGCGGTGGTGTTGGCAAATACGGTGTATGCCCTCGGCACCAGGGGCACGACGACATTGCGTAACGCCGTCAGCGCGCCCGTCAGTTCCATGCTCTCGCACATTGCCTGCTGGTAGGTGAGCGTCTGGTTTGCGTCGGCCATCGCCAGCACGAAGCGGCCATAAAGAAAGCGGTTGACGTGGTGCGGGTCGCGGTGATCTTCGTAGCTGGTGATGGTGCTGGCGCCCGTAACTACCCGGTACAAGGCCAATTTTTCCGGCGGGAACACGGTGGCGTTGTCAGTCACGGCCAGCGCGCGATCAGCAGCGACGTACCGCGTGCTGGAGGCGGTCAGCGCCAGGGTCGTGTTGGCTTTGGCGGTAGCGGCGGCGTTGATGTGCCAGCGGCTCAGGCCGTAGTAGTCCCAATTAAGTCCACTTGTGGACTGCCGACGCCCGAAGTAACTGGAGCCACTCACCGAGTTCATCAACTCGTTCACGGTGGTTTCTTTGCCCGCTTGCGCGGTGGTCATTTGGGTCAGCAGGCTGGTCGAGTCGCTCATGGCATCACCTTGTAATGGCTGCGGTCAGGGGGTATCCCCGGCCTACGATTGCGGAAAGTTGGTAGATTTTTACGTACAGCGTGGCCTGGTTGCTGCCGAAGTCCGTCACCTGGTTTGCGCTGGTATAAACCACGGTTGGCGTGCTGCTGGTCAGCGTGCGCTTGAGGGTGGTGTAGGTGTTGCTGCTGAAAATATCGACTTCGTAGGATTCCACAGACTCGCCGAGCGAGGCGTCAACGTAGTCGCGCCAGCCGCCGAACCGTGAGCGGCGAACCCACGTCAGTGTCCAGTCGTTCGCCGCCGGGGCGGTTCGGTTTCCGGTAAGGTGCGAGGGCGACAGGCATTCGAGATTGACTCCGGTGTAGGTGAACGACCGGCTGGCGTCGCTGTCCAGAGTCGCGCCGCTGGTGATGCCTCGGTACAATTTCTCGCTGCCAATCGCCGCCGAGTTGACGTTGATGAAGTCAAGCGACGTGGTGTTCAGCCGCACCAGCGTGTCGTTGGCAGCGTGCAGGCCAGTCGCCCACTCCGTGCCCTGCTGCCCGCGCAGGAAGTCTTGCAAAATGTAGCTGCCGTCGCCCTGTAGCGTGGCGGTGCGCGCGGCGATGATTTCCCAGCGGCCGTGCCCCCCATACGCGAACCAGTTCTGCCCGGCGAATAGCTGGGCCTCAGTCACACTTGAGAGCGTACCCTGGTACATACGGCAAGCCAGCGTGGATGCGGCGTCATAGGTTGTGCCGGGGTGGCTGGCGAGCGTGCCGGTCGCGTAGCCGAAGGTCGATCCCGGCGAGACCCCACGCGCGAGGTCAGTCCACGATTGGCCGCCGTCTTCACTACGGAATAAAACCCCGCTCGGCCAGCCCGACAGATACCCGGTCATTGCGGCGGGGAATCCCGGCGTGTTGGCGGCGTCATCCATCATCGGGATGTCGAGCAGCACGTAGACAGACGGGCCGGCCAGTGTGAGCGTGCCGCCGGTGCTTTGGCCTTCGTCAGCCACCCCGGCTTGCAGGTAGGTTGCGGGTGCGTCATACTTGGCCTTGCACTCCAGCCGCCCGTCCGGCAGCAGGTTGATCGAGGTGAGGCGCAACAGGTAGGTTCCGTCGGTCGTGGTGACGGTGATCGTGTCGGCGGGTTCGAGGTGCTGGTATGTTGGCGGCAGCGTCAGGTTTACGTCGTAGCGTTCGAGCCATGCCAGGTACAGCAGACGTTGCACCACCTGCTTGGCCTCGGTGGCGTCCAGTACGATAGGCAGTTCGACAGACAGCGTGTTCATTCGCGCGATTCCTCGGCGACGTTTGCGTCGTATTCCCGCGTCGCGTCGAGGTAAGTGGCGGTCAGTTGCCGGGGCAGAACCAAGTCCATCTCCCGCACGTTGGCGATCCGCACGCCGGGGGATGCCCCGGCCTCCCGTGCATCCAGCTCACCCTCGGTGATCGTTGCCACACTTGCGCCGCCGCGCTTCTTGAACTTGATTTTGTACCCTTGCTGGATGGCGTCAAACGGCCAGGCTTTTCGTAGCGGGTCGATACCGCCGCGCAGGGGTGCAAGGGCGCTTACTCTGTAGCCGCGCACTTGGTCGGTCAGTTCGGTTACATCAAGGTCGGCTGCGGTGAGCAGGTCTGACTTCAGGCATTCGGCCTCGACTATGGAAGAGAGCGGGACTCCGTTTACGCTAACGCGACCAATCTGCCACCCTGCCTGCACAAACGCAGGCAGGGATGATCCTGTATTTCTTGATCCATAAAAGATCGTATTGCCTATCGCGGTAACTGCTGGACGTAATGAAAAAGTAACGCCAGGAAAGTTCGTTGGGACTGTCCCCTCGTAGACTATCGCTTGCGAATTTAGGTCGATTGATATGATCAGAACAAAGGATGCGCCAGAACCGACTGAACCAATAAAGTGCAGCGTGCCATCAGAAACAACACTTGCATTGTCCTGTGCTCCGATTAGAAAATTAGCGGCCGGAGTAACGGTAAATTGACTGACCATAACCATGTCTTGGTCGCGTGTGGTTATTGTCATAGGGCCAGTTGAAACCGTCCTGCAAGTAACTACCGAGTTTCCCTCGTCCACGGCAATAAGACAGTTATTAGAAACAGCAGCAGTTGATCTGATCTCAGGTATCGTCCCATCCCTAATCGATGAAATTGAATAGGCCGCACCGAGACTCCAGTATATAAAGATCACGCCATCTTTCTCTGCGAGAATTCGCGGCGAGGAACCGGCTATTTGAAGTCTACTAAGTTGCCCTTGCTTTCCCCATAAAACAATGTCGTTGGATGCAATAAACGCATACTGAAGCGAGTGAAGGCTTGACCCTAAAACCATGACGGGAAAAGTGGTCGGAAAAGTGGCTCCATCATCCAGCCTTGAGAAACTGACGATCTCGCTTCCGTTAGACCGCACCCACAATGGGTAGGAGGATGACGGGACAACGAAGTTACTTAACCCGTTTTCGTCCATCGGGTTTCCAGCAGAACGCTGCGTCCCTCCATAGTCAGCGCCGCCAATAATGCTGAAATTTGAGATAAGGTGGTTGGAGGCCCCCCCGTCTGTAACCACCTCCACCTTGACCTGCGCCGCCGCCAACGAATTGCCGAAATCCTTGAGCGCCATCTCCTCAAACACGATGTAGGCGAGGCCACGGTATGCTGGCACGTTGGCGACGCCGCGGTCTGCCTGGATGAGCGGGTCGGCAAGCTGGGTATCTGAGCCGGTGTAGAGTGTGAACGTGTTGTTCTGGTTGCTGGCGATGATGGTTGAGAGGTCATCGCTTCCGGCGTCGTACCAGAGTTGCCCTCCGACCCATATCCGGCGCACCGCGTCGATCTCGCCTTCACAAAGTCCAACGGCGAAGGTGGCGAAGTATTCGAAGGTCGTTACCTCGGGGCCGCCCTTGCCCTCGCTCTCCGCTTCATGCTCGATCAGGGCGTTACCCTGAATCCAGAATATGTTACCCGTCACCGGGGCCGTTCCGTAGATACGCGGAATGAAAGCCCCGTAGGTGCTGGTCTGCTGGGCGAGGTCATCGAGTCGCGGGCCGAGCACCTTGGGTGGATCGACCAGCCCGCCGAGGGTGATGCCGATCTGGGCGCCAATAACCGGGTTGCCGACGAAGAACCCGACTACGGCACCGACTACCCCGCCAACTATCTGGCCCGTGCTACTCATGCCATGCCCTCAAACTGGTACGCGCGCACCACGCGGGCACGCCATACGTCGCTGAAATTGTGCTCGACTACCAACTTACTTTTGCCGTAGCTGTGGATGATCGTTTGCCCGGCGCAGATGGCGAGGTGCTGCGGCTCGGTGCTGAATCGCATCAACAGCAAAGCCCCCGCAACGGCCTGCCCCGGCTCGATGAACGATTGCGCCTCCACCCACTGCTGCAACAGGCCGAGGTGCGGGCTGCGACCGTAGGCGCGCGGTTCGTCAACGTCATACCAATGCCGCGCCACCACCACGGCAAGACCGGCACAATCGAGCGCCACTCCGGGGATGCGGCCCTGGTGGCGGAACGGGGTGCCGAGCTCGGCGCGGGCGGCGGCGATTATGGCGGCGGGGGTCATAATCACGTCCCGCCAATCTGAGTGAAGGTCGAGGTGGTGGCGATGAAGCTGAACCCGCCGAAGTTGGCGATGTTCGCCCACTTGTCGCGGCAGTCTTCGAGCCGATGGCGACAGCCAGGAACCAGCGTGTACGCATCTCCGACAGCAACCGGGTAGTGGAATGCCTCATGCACGGTGATCGTGCCATTGAGCAGCGCGGCGGTGCCGCCGCTGGTGTAGGTGCTGAACGCGGTGCTGTTGATGTTGACCGTGATCGTGGTGGCGGCGATGGCTGTTACCGTGCCTGTCAGCCCGTTGATCTCAGTCATGCCAACTACGCCGGAGAATTCAACCACATCGCCGATGACGAACGTGTGCGTGCCGACCGTCACGACGGCGCTGGCGGCCTTGGTGATGGCCGTAATCGCATTGATGCTGACGCCGACGTGGGACTTGATCTTGATCGGTTTCAGCCCGGCGTTTTGCCCGCTGGTGAATGCGATTGTGCCCTCTCCGAAGTAATCGGCTGCTTCAGCCCGCGTGCTGTCCCGGAAGACGCTGTTGCTGGTGACAGCAGTGAGCGTTCCGGTCACGGTTATGGGGCCGAGCGCAACCTTGCACCCAGCGAATTCCTGCCCCCCGAAAACCTTCTGGCAGTTCGCGGTGTACTGATCCCCGACGGTCTGGTTAAGGGCGTCGATCAGCATCATCATTTCGATGGTGTAGCGGTCGTCATCAAGCCTGGTCTTGCCGAGGATTGCGACGCCGAGCGGCTCTTCGTCAACTACGGGCGCATTCCATGTCGTGGCGAATGCGTACACTCGCGCGCCGTCGAACACGCCGGAACGAATCTGATCCAGGCTCATGCCGGTGATGGTAGACACGCCGGTGAGGTCGAGCACGCCGGGACTCATGTTGTCTTCCAGCGCCAGGCCGCTGAACTGGTAGCCGCTGTCTGTTTTGTACGTGTTCGCGCCCAGCACCACTTCGCGCACATGGTCGGTCAGGTATACCGGCGACCCCCATAGAGGAACGATGCGCAGGCAGTGGATTTTGTAGCGGCGGTCGGCTACTACGGCTTTCATGGGTTGAGAATCTCCACAATTTCAATGTCGCTGGTCTCGAACAAGTCCTGCGTGAGCGCAATCTGGTCGATGCGACTGTTGAACCGGCAGGGGATGTCGAACTCACACCCGCCCAACACCGTCTCTCCAGATTGCGGCCGGGTGTTGACCGTGCCGCCGCTGGTGTAGGCGCTGAACGCGGTGCTGTTGATGTTGACCGTGATCGTGGTGCCGCCAACGGCGGTGATCGTGCCGCGCAAGCCGTTGATCTGGGTCATGCCGACCACACCGATGAAATGAACCGACTCGCCGACCAGAAACGTGTGCGCGCCGACCGTCACGACGGCACTGGCGGCCTGGGTGATGGCGGTCACGGTGCCGGTCTTGTTGGCGTTGAATGTCACGCGCCCGGTCGTCGTGTCCACCGCCCACATCGTCGTGATGGCTTGTTCAAGTGCGCCGATGGCGACTTTGACCGTGCCCGCCACCGGTTTGAAAATCGTGCGCACTGGTCGCCCGATGCCGAGCGGCGTACCGCCCGCGCCGTAGGCGACCTGCAACTGGTACAGGCTGCCCGCAGTGACAATAGCAAGCGTCTGGTCGATGGCTGTCGGCGTGCCGGTGCGCGCATTGGTGCTGAAGTCGTCCAGGGCCTTGACCCGAAACCCGGCAAACATCCCGTAGGCGCGGTGATATAGCGCCAGCAGACTTGTCCACAAGTCAGCGGTCAGCTTCATGTACGACACGTTGAACACGCGCTTCGGGTACTGATGCACCAGCCGCCGGTACTCGCTGCCACTGGCCGTCTGCGTGATTTCCACGTTGTACTCGTCAGCGTAGGTCGCCCCGATGCGGGCGTCAATCGGCAACCGCTCCTCAAGAAACTCAGGCATATCGTTGCGCCCCCCGCATTAATCCCAGCGCCTCGCGCGCCCCCTGCCCGGCAGCGCGTCTTACGTCTGGCGCCGACTGGCCCCCCTGCACAATCACAGTGATGTTGCTGCTCTGGCCCCCGCCGCCCGACGCCACCCCCAGCTTGCCGTCGCGTCCGCGCTTCAGCGGCATTACCGCCTCGACGCCCGCCTCCCCTCCCAACCCGAGGCCGCCGTTCGCCATCGGGAACAGTGTCGGGCGCGTCAGCATCCCGCCGCTGGCTCCGAGAATGCCCCCGCTGGCAAAGGCTTGCGGTTGGCCGCCAGAGAATGCGTTACCGTTGGCACTTGTGAACAGGCTTCCGAAGAAGCTCAGGGCTTCTCCCGCAAACCCCGTCCCCTCACCGCCTGCCGCCTTGCCGAACAGGGCCTGTGTCACCTGCGCAGCGGCGGCTTCCGCCACCATCTTCTGAATCAGCGTGCCGAACCCCCGGAGCATCCCGTCGAGGCCGTCCTTGAACGGGTCGAAGAAAAACTCTGCGAGGCTGTTCTGCATGTTCTCTGCGAGGGTCTTGGTGAACTGGTCGAGTTCGTTCAGTTTGTCTTTGGCGTCTTTGGTGCCGTCGGTCACGCTCTTGATGATCTCCTCGTGCTGGCCGGGCCCGATGTCCCCCGAGAAGAACGCCGCATCCGCCGCCGCAATGTCGTCCTGGAAGTCTTGAGTCTTGGCCCCCTGCGTGTTGGCCAGCAGGGAGTTGATACGTGACTGCTGCTCCTGCTTCTTCTTGAGCAAAGCCACGTTCTCGATCAGGGCGGCGTTCTCCTTTGTGTGCGCGTTGGCGCTCAACTCCTGAGCCGCGAGGGCCTTGTACCGCTCCTCGGTGTTCAAGGACAACAGGCTGGTCTCGAACTCGATTTGCTCAAGCCCTTTGCGTGTCTCCGCCGTCAAGTCCTCCGCCGCCTTGATCTGCTCCTCCTCCGCGTCGAGCCTCTTCTGGACTTCCTCGTTGGCCACCTTGGCCGCTTCCTGCTCCGCCTTGAACCCGAAGATCGTGTTGAGCTGCTGCTCCGCGAGGCGGCGGTTGGTAGCCGACAACTTCATCTTCGATAGCTCGTAGCGCCTGATGGCCTCTTCGCTTAGCCCGAGGGTGTCAACTTCCTTGCGCAGCCCGGCGAGGAAGGCAACCGAAGGGTCTACGCCGCCGCCACCGCCTGAGCGGGCACGCGCCGGCTTGCCCGGGTCGGTTGTCCCTCGCTTGCCGGTCACGATGTCTTCTCCAAGGAGCGCCTTCTCCTCGGCAAGCAGCCTGTCGCCGCCGCCGTTGATCTTGCCTGTTGACCGGAGGCCACCTTCGCTTTGTACGGAGTCATACTGCGCCGAGATACGGGCGATGCGTCCGGCCTGAGCGGCTGCTGCCTCCGTCGCTTTACCCGAGCCCCTACGAATCTCGTCGGCCATATTCGAGAAGAACTCGGGGATGCCGAGAAGGCGGCTAATCGGCCCCCACTGAAACACGGCGGCCAGTGCGTCAGCCAACGTGGCCTTGAGGTTGTCCCCGAAGTTGTAAATCAACTTGTTGATCTTCTCCAACTCCTTGGCGAAGAAGTCCCCGAAGAACTCGTTTAGCTTGCCGCCAACAAACTGTCCAAAGTTAAACGCAAGCTCAACGCCGATCACCTGAACGATGGGGTTATTGCCGATCTTGTTGAAAGCCCCGGTCAACTCGTCCACTTTGTTCTTCGCCCCGCCTGCCCCAGTAATAATCGCTTTGGTTGCGGAGGTTGCCGCCACGCCAACCTCCAGCAACCCCTTCGCCAACGTCCCAGACAGATTGATCGCCTTCAGCAGCAAAAAGGCTTTTCCGAGTTCAATCACCAAGGGGATTAGTTGAACGATCAGCCGCCCGGCGTCAGCCAGCACCTCTACCACCGTCTTGAACGCGGCGTAGTACTCCTCAACCGTCTTCACCAGCTCCGGGTTGAACTCGAACTGCCCCGTGTCTGCGTTGAAGCCCCCGACCGCGTTGGAAATGTCGGTAAGCTTTTGCTTGATGAGGTCGAACGCGGGGCCGTTGGCGAGCAACAGTTGAATCTTCTGTACGAAGATCGTCCAAGCGCCGTTCAACGTGTCTTGCTTGAGGATCGCGGTGTCCTGAAAGCCTTTCAGCTTCACCTTCAGGTTATCAAACAGCGTTCCCGTTTCCCGCCACCGCTTCACGTCCTCGTTGGTAACGCCAAGCGCAACCGCCAGAGTAGACGACCCCGCCTGAATGCCGCCAGCCACCAAGTCCCGGATTTCCTGCACGCTCTGGCGAGCGTCAAGGCCGATGGTCTTCACGGCGATGGAGCCAAGCAAGGCGAGCTCCTCGACCTCCCTCAGCGCCAGCCCGCCACCGAGACCGGAAGCCAGCACCGCCTTGGTCGTGTCGGCCAGGGCGATCAGGTCAACACCAAACTTCAGGGCGTTCTCCTGGAGCCGCTTGGTGATGCCGTCGGCAAGCTCCAGCGCCTTGGGCAGCTTGATGGCCTCGCCGTTGATCTCGCCCATCGAGATGAGGATGCCGGACAAGCCCAGCCTGGTGTCTTCCAGCGTGCTCAGCAACTTGAACCCGAAGGCCCCCGGTGCGGCTAGCGCCCCGAATGCCGCGGTCAGACCGAAGACCGCCCCCGTGATCTCGAACGTGGCCGAGGCGATGGCTGATGCCGTCTGGCGAAACACGCCGCGCGCACGGGAGTTGCCCGCCACCGCAAGGTTCGTCTCGCGGGTAATCTCGCGCATCCGTTGGGCGTACTCCCTGCGCGTTACGTCGCCGGCCTTCATCTGTTGGTGTAGCGCGGCTTCCTCGATACGCAGCCGCGCCAGCGCCTCGCGGGTTGCGTCGATGCGAACGTTGCCGCTGGCGGGGGTGAGGCGGGCGTCGCTGGCTGCTTTGGCGCGGGCAGCGCTGATTTTAGCCAACTCCGCCGCCCGCGTCTTTTCTTCGGCAAGGATTAACTTCCCTGTCAAGATGGCCGAGTTCAGGCGGATTTTGTCGTTGGCTACGGCTTCCGCCGTGGCCTGGCGCACGCGGTCGGAGATGATGCTGCGAATCTGTGAGTTTGCGACCTGGAAGCCGCCTACCATCTTAGCGTGCTGCTGTTGCAACTGCCCAGCGAGACCGCCAGCGCCCACGCTCTTGAACGCGGCCGCCATCTGTCCGGTGGCAGTCTTGATCTTACCGACGAGGTCGCCTGCTGCGGCTGCGGTCTTGGCAAGCGCCTGGTCTACCGCCTCCAGCCCGGTCAGCAGGGGCTTGGCGTCGAGGGAAAGCCCTAGTTGGGCGAGATCAGCCATCTTCTTTGCGTAAGTACGCCTCGTCTAATAGTGCAATGGCTCGAATTTCCCACGGGTCGAGTTTCGTTACCGCCAGCCAGCACCAGTGCTTGATGCCCGTCGGCGTGATTGGGTTCGGCCCAAACCCGTTGCTGCCACGGAACCGCGATAGTTCCGCAAAGTACCCCCACACATGCGCCGCCAGATCAGGCAACGGGGGGACTTCCGCCAGTTGCCTCGGCATCACGCCGGTCATCTTCCACGCCGTCTGCAAGTGCTCGCGCAGTGTGCAGCCGTCGCCTTGCCTTTGGTTGAGATTGAACTGCGCTTCGGCAAAAAGCAGCAGTTCGTCTGTCAGTTTTTTAGGAAGTTCTCAAGTGTGCCGATCGCCTCGTTCACCTGGTCGTAAATCCACGGGTATTCCTTGTAGACCCGGCGCACGTTGGCTTCCTCGAACGGCAGTTCCTTGCCGTCGATTGCCACGTTCGACCAGCCAACCGTGCAGGCCACCAGCAAGTCCATGTTCTCTTGCTCGATGATCTCCACGGTGCGCAAGTCGGCGTCCTTGCCGCGCTTGGCCGCCATCGCCTCGCGCCGCAACCGGGCGTTCAGCGTGTCGCGGGTGTGCTCCTTGAACGTATCCGAGTCACGCCCTAGCACACGAACCGTCATCCCGAGGGGGACGTTCGTGACCGGGTGGCGGATTTCCACCTCAGCGCCCGCGTTGCAGGCTTTGGTGGTGTTCAGAGAGGCGAGGTCAAAGGGGGTCATAGCGTGGAGTCCTGGAAGCTGATGGTGGTTGCGAGGTTCGCCACTGCCGCGCCGCCTGCCGAGTTCAGCAGAGCGGTGTAGGGCATGGTGAGGGTCAAGCCTTTCTCGCCGTCATCCTTGCTCGCGCCACCAAACTTGAGGCGCGTCATGGTCACGGCGAAGAAATCGGCATTGGGGGTATTGGCCGTTGTGAAGACCGCGATCAGGCTCACTTCCGTTTCGTTCAGGAAGTAGTCGCGGAACACGCCGTCCTGGAACAGCACGGTGGCGTTGCCGGTGACATCAATAGAGCCTTGGAAAATGTCGGGTTCCACGTTGGAGCCGACCACGCCGCCCGGCGTCGAGTAGTTGCCGTTAAGCGTGATGTCCAGGCTGGTCACAAGGCCAACCGCCAGGCCGCCGATATACAGCGCGCCGTTGGCCGCAGCCGTGACGCCCGTGCCGACCGCTGCCGTGGGCGTGGTGAAGTATGCGGTCGTGCCGGTCTGCATGTTCAGACCGAGGATCGGGAACTCGCAGGTGTTCATGCCGGAGGCAGGCATCTTGAGCATCGCCTGTCCGATCACGCAGTCAGTGAAGACCTCAGACTGCACGATGTCCGTGTAAGCGTGTTCGATGGTGTAGTACTCGCGCAGATGGTTGGACAGAGGAATCCAGTTCTTCTTGCCGACCACTGCGCCGGTCACGGAGTCTCCCGCGGCCTTCGCGCCAATCGCCACGCCGTCCAGCATCGTGCCGGTCATTACGGTCGCGGTCAGTGAGGTGATGAGGAAGTTGTGAGTGTTGTTGGGGACGCCGGTGGTTGCCCAACCCGTCCAGCGCACCACGTCGCCAATCTTGAAGCCGTCGGTGAGGTAGCTGCCGGCCGAGCGGGTGAACGTCCCCGACGCGCCGGTAGTGACGGCAGCGGTCACAGTGGTGATTGCGCCTGTGGTCGCGGGGGTTTGCCACGCCTGGCGTACCGAGGAACCGATGAAGTCGGCGTAGCTGCCGGGAGACAGTTCGCCGGTAATCGTGCCGTCAACCGTGCGGATGCCGTGGCGGAAGTCAGCGCGTTGGTAGTCAGAGCGGATTTCACCGGATTGGTAGGTGGCTTTTTTCAGATCGACCGTACTGGTGACGCGGCGGAGGTATTGGGCGCCCGACGCGGCAGCGATGGTGCCGAGGGCGGATTGCTTCTTGTAGACCAGCTTCTTTGCTACACCGGTTGCGATAGTCATGTCATGCTCCTTTGGATGGAATAATCCCGAGGAGGCATGTTGACTTGCGGGGCGCTGGTATTACTGGTCAGTCGCGTGACACGTCGCGTGCTCGGTGTTGCAGGGTGCTCGTCTTACCTTTGCGCTTTCAGCCAGTCTTCCCAAGCTGCCAACGCTGTTTTCAATGCCCGGATGAGGGTTTCGTGTAACTTGACCGTGGCCGGGCTCATGCAAACACATCCGCAAAGTACCGGATGCTTACCGGCAGAACCCAACGATCTTTTACCACCACGCCCCGCCCGATTTCTGGCGTTGCGCCAATCCTAGAGGTGACGCCGCTGTTTGTAAAGGACGCGCCACGAAAAAAAGTTGCTCTGACCAATTCGGCGCGCGCCATCGCGGCTGCCGCGCCCCCGTTTACCGGGTAATGTAGCGAAACCTGAAGAATCCCGCGTTCCCGGTAATGCTCGTCGCCCATCGTGGCGTTGTCGGGCATAGCCGGGAGTAAATGCGCGGTTTGGTAGGGCGTTCCCGCCGTCGGCTGAAAGTCCTGGTTCTCCCACGCGGTCGCCAGCGCCGGGGTCATCGTGTGCAGGCCGATCTCAAGCGCGGCGCGGACTTTGGCTACACTCACTTCATCACCCGCGCCACAATCGAGTGGAACTCAAGTGCCGTGGTGCGCACCATGCCGCCCGGCGGCGTCGGGTCGGGCATATTGTGGAAGGCGTAGCCGTATTCGAGCGCCTGGGCGTACTCGGTGTTGTTCACAATGAAGTGGGTAACGAAGGCCGGCATCGTCTTGGCGGCGTTGATGCGGACGAACGAGGTTCCGCCGGTCACGTCAACCGTGTCCAGCCGCGTGCGGGGCGCGGAGTCGAAGTCGTAATCCCACGACCCTTTGAAAAGCCCCGGCACATACGGCGGGCGCGGATTCGCGGCTTGCGAGTCGGGCGACCACTTCTCCCAGCGCCCCCACGGGGACTTGCCGATCAACGTAAACCCCAGTTCCAGCACCGTCCCGCGCACCACGTCCTCCGCCCGCTTCGTGAGTTTGGCGTGGAAGGCTTCGAGTTGTTTGCGGAAGTCGGTCATTTACGGATCAGCATATCGTACAGCACCGGAACGCCTGCCGGGGCCAACGTCTTGACGACCTTGACCGGGTACTTGACGCCGCCCACGGTGATGAAGTCGAAGGTGGTGGGCACGGAGCCGTCGTTGCCCATGAGGCAGCGGCGATCTCCGACCTGGATGCGCGATCCGTCTTCGAGAGTTTGCCCGAAGTTGATGCGGTCATAGTCGAACAGTGCGGCCTTGCGCGTTTCGGTCGCCTCAGTAACGGGCGCGGTGCCGAGCGCCGGGTCGTAGGCGCCAGTCGTGGGGCGCGTCAATGTCACATTCTGGCCGAACTTGGTCAGCAGCCGAAGGGCGGTTGCGGCAGAATTGGCGTAGTCGAAGGTGCTCACTGGGGGGCTTTCGGAGTCATGTGCGCACCCGCGGGATGTTGATGCCCGGCTGCGCGCCCATCTTCAGGAGCGGGGCGAGCAAGGCGTCAATCGAGTTGAACACCGGCGTCGAGGGGCTGTACTGGTCATACTCAACTTCCAGAGGGCCGATCTTCTCCCGCTTCACGCCCTGGGTCGAGTCGGGCCACAGTTCGCCGCTGAACGCCTTGAGCGCCAACTCGGCGCAGGCGTTCTTGACCTCGGGCGGGACGGCGTTGCTGGGGATTGCGCCGTAGCCGTCGCGGGTTGGCACGCTCGAACGCGGCCAGTCGAGGCGCTGGGTCGAGCCGAGCGCGTCACCTTCCCACATCTCATAGTACCGCGACTGCATGTAGCTGGTCGCCCGGCGCAGCATGGCCTCCTGCGTGGCCTCCGCGCCTACCGCCGCCCACGCGACCGCGTTGCCGAAATTGGCATGGTACGTGGTCGCGTCCGCCGCACTGGTGTAGCTCTCCGCGTTGGCCAGCCCGCTGCCGTCTTCGACGATCAACGCCACGGGTTATTCCCCGAGTGACGCCAGAAGCGCCGCCAGATCAGCCTTCTTGGCATTGTCGGGGAACTCGACGCCAGCGGCGGTCAACGCCTCGCGTAACTCCGCCACGGTCATGTCGTCCGGGGCTTTCTCCTTGAACTCGACCATGCCTTCAGCCTTGTCCTCGGCGTTGATGACGTAAAAGCCGGCCGGGTTGTCTTCTGTCGCGGGGCATTCAATCTTGAGGGTTTCGATCATTCGTCTCTCCGGTAGGGCAACGCACTAAGGGAGGCGCTGGGGCGCCTCCGATGCTGCGTTGTTACATTATCCCAGCAGGACTGCGGCGTGCGCGCGTTTGATGCACTTGGCACCCCACGCTGCGCTCACCTCGTACTGCATCTGGCGGTACTGAGGGTACATCGCAACTTCGAAGCTGATGCCCGAACGCGGGTCGGTCACGGTCATGCGATCAACCGCCGAGTCGCCGTTGGCGGGCAGCGCCGGTGCGCGGGTAGCCAGCACGACGGCGGATTGCGCGAAGGCGATGTTGCGCACGCTGGTCGCCACGAGGGTCATCGCGGTTGCGGCAGCCGGGATGGCTTGGCGCAGGCCGGGTTCTGCAAGGACGATCGTGCCGGGTGCGGCAACGCCCGTCTTCACGATGTACTTGTTGGTGTCGCCCGCGAACGTCACGATGTCGCCCTCCAGCACAGTGCCGGTGCCGGTGATGATGGCGATGCTCGTCGCGCCGACCGCGAAGCCCGCCGTGCTGGTGGTGTACGAAGCGCCGGTGCCCTTGGTGACGGAGGCCACGCCTGCCGACTCCTTCAGCGACATGCCGAAGATGTCCAGCAGCTCGCCGTCGCGCAGGGTCATCGTCGAGCCGGCCTCATTGGCTCTGGTCAGTTGAGTCAAGGTACGCAGCTTCACGCCGGCCGAGGTGTCGATGATCATCGAGCGCGCACCGGCAGCGCCGTTGTCGTCGAGGATTTTCTTGACCTCAGCAGCTTCCACCAGGCTGGAGGCAAACGGGGTGGTCGTCGCGGTGCCGAAAGCGCGCGAGCCCATGCGGGCGGCGTTCACCACGTCGATCTCCATTTCGTTGACCAGCGTGCGAATTGCTTCCTGCAACTGGTTGCCCTGAATAGCCGAAGCGCCAGCGCCATTGTTGTTCAGGCCGAGTTCTTCCTCGCCACTCCAGCGGAACGGCACGCGGCGGGACTTGGTGATGGTAATCACTTCGTTGCCGATGGTCTGGTCGCCGTCATTGGGCGGGGTAACTCCGGGGGTGATGTCGGTCGCGGCGGAAGCGGGAGCGATCGGCACAGTGACGGCCTGGCCAACGGCAGCGCGGTTGGCGCTGGGGTCGCGGGTCACGGAAGGGATTGCGCCGGTCAGCTCGCGCGACACGACGTTGAGGGCCGCGTAAAGCGACGGGATGAGACTGGTCAGGGTGTTCGCCATTTTGATTCTCCAAGTGAGGGATAGGTACTTTCAACTCCGCCTATCCCTCCTGGGATCATGCGACGGTGCGCCTCCTGGAACACCTTTGGTTGCTATTTAACGCATAGCGGACGTTTAGTCAACAACGCGGTGGGTAGTGGCAACCTTGCCCTTTTCTGTAGCGGACAGGGCATCGAAGGCCGCGCGGCGGATCGTCTTGCCGCCCCCCGCGCCGCCGGCGCCGTCGCCAGCGGGGCTGCCGGAGCTACCCGAGGGGAACCAGTGCGGCTTGGTCTCGACCCGCTGCGCCATCCACTCGTCGGGGCTGAACGGGGTCTTGCCGTTCTTGCCCAGCACCACCTCGCCATCTTTGATCTGCACGGGGTTGCCTTCGTCGTCCAGCGTAAAGTCCAGGCGGGCGGCCAGCAGGGCGTCCTCAATCGCGTGCTTGTGGACGCCGGCGTTGATCGCCGCCGCGCGGATCGAGTCATTGAGCACACGTTGGGCGAACTTCCCGTTCTTGGCCTTCTCGGCTTCGAGCGCCTCCTGCGCCACCTTGGCCTGCTTGCCGGCGTCTTCGAGGAACTTGGCGTTGCGGCGCGAGAGCACCTCGTCGATCTTGCCGTCCTTGATGAGTTTCAAGTCCTCGCTGTCCTTGAACTGCGCGTGGAACGACTTGAGCTCGTCCACGTCAAGGCCGTCGAAGGCTTTGGCCTTGTCCGCCAACGCTTGCTTCTCAGCCTTGAGGGCGGCGTTGGTGGCTTTGAGGCCGGAGGTGGCGGCATCGACCGCATCCTGGATTTGCCTGGCGATGTCCGGTGCGCCACCAGCGTCGTCGGGGTTTTGGTCGCGGAGTACGTGTTTCAGCTTCATTTTTCCCTCCTGGGAAGTTGGTTATGGGCGGCTCCTGCTGCCCAGGTTGTCGGGGGGCGGTGCGATCTTGCTCTCCTCCTCTTCCCACATGGCGTCAGGCGAGTAGACCTCGCCCTTCTGCAACATCTTGAAGCGGGTCTCGGCGCTGATGGCTCCCGCCTGCCACGAGGCGACGATGGCGTTCATCATCTCGGGTTCGAGCGGGGCGTGGAAGAACTCACGGTTGAGGGCGAACACCACACTGCTGTCGTCCTCGCCCGTCCAGCGCACGAAAGTCTTGAGCGCCTGGGTGATGCCGGTGCTGATGGCCGAGGCCATGCTGGCGAGGATGGACTGCTCGCCCGATCGGTGGATGAGCGCAGTCTCGGCGGCTTCGATGCCGGGCTTCTGTACCTCCAGCAGCCGCGCGCCAAGAATGACCATCTGCGCCTCTTTGCGGTCGAGGTTCTTCTCCAGTGCCGCGAACCCGTGTGTGCCAACCTCCAGCATCATGGCCTTGGCGGCGGGATTGGGGAGCACGATGGCGTCAGGCCCGCCTACTTTGAGCACGTCGCCCTGCTTGGTCATGTGCCCCGTGATGACCGGTGTGGGCAGCCCCGACCAGTGACACCCGTGCTCGTAGTCGGCGGTTAGCTGGTAGTGGGCAAGGTTGATGTCGATCAGGTCAATGAACACAGGTTCGTCAACCTCGGGCGACACGTCATCGGTCGAGAGGAAGTAGAACGGTATGTAGTCGAGCGGCTTGCCGGCCATGAGCGGCACCCACGTTCCCTCAAGCACGTCGTTCTCCCCGCCTCTCACGTCGGTCTCGGTACGGAACAAGCGGACGCGGTAGACGTGCTGGCCGTTCTCTGCCGGCACGAGGTCAAGCACCCGGTAGCGCGGCTCCATCCTGCTGGTGAACTCGTCCTCGATGATCTCAACGGCTTCCTTGAGCCGCACCTGGCTTAGCTGGGTCTTGTTGTTGATGCGCTCTTCACGCCAGTTGTAGATGTCCTCGGCCTTGCGCACCTGGATTGACGGACGCAGGTTGAGCCGCGCGGCGTCGGCTTGCGTCATGCCCGGCTCGGCGGGCGGGTAGTTGACCCAAAGGCCGACGCGCGACACCTCAAGACACTCCTCAGTCACCTCCAGCGCCAGCATCCGCAACGAGACGCCCGAGGCGGTCACATCCTCCATGAGCGGCACGACCGAGGGCGGCACTACAATGACGGCGGGCTTGCGGAACAGAAGCCCCTGGAAACCCATTATGGTGCGCCAGGTAGCGTTGAACAGGGTGGTGCGCCCGAGGCGGGCAGTGTAGGAGGCGAGGTCTTCCCCGGCGAGGCGCGGCAGGTATCGGACCCCCCTCTCGCGCAACTTGCGAGTGCCGTCGGCTACATCCCGGCACGTCTCCCAGGTATCTGCGATCTCGTCGTACTCGGGGTGAGTGCTGGTTACGCTCATTCGGGATGCTCGGCTTGGGTAGCTGATGCGCGCACGGTATCTGCTTTGCCTAACTGCGTCAACCTCATAACCCCATCACCTTCAACATCTGCGTCTCTCTCGGTTCCAGCAGGCGGCGGAAGGCTCGCCCCATAGCGTCCACGATATCGTCGTGCGTCTCGTTCGGGAAGCCATCAAGCTCCTTTAGGGCCGCGTCATTCCAGGCCCCTCGGACGAAGTCAACGTTGCCGACGTTGACTTGCGATGCGAACGGCTCTGCCCGTGTCACCTTGTCCCCCGACTCCGTGCTGGTCCTGACCCGCATCCCCGCCATCTTGCTGACGAAGTATTGGACTTGGTGCTTGCCAGCCTGGCCGGGGTCTTGCGGGATGTCCTGCTCCACGCCGAACCCGTCGTTGCCCGCCGTGCGTACCAGCAACTCCTCGACCTCGTGGGGTTTGCCGCGCATTCGCACCATCCCCGTGACCACGAACCGCCCGCCCTGCGTGCGCCCCATCCGGGCGCCCACCGTCCAGTCCGGCTCCCTGCCAGGCTTCTCGGGGTCAAATTCAGTGCCTGCGAAATCCCACCCGCGTACCTCGGTCAAGTCGGCTGGCGCGGCGTCGATGATGCTGACCTTGTTGCTGGTGAACACACCGCCTTCCCGCGCCCTCCGGGGCTTGCCTCCCCAGATGTGCTCGTATTTCCCGGGGTTATTGATGCGCATCTTCTCGGCCTGCACCAGCGCCTCGGCGGACAGAAGGGGGTTGTCGAGGTAGCTCACCTCCACCAGCGTCGTGTCGTAGTCCGCCCCGCCCACGTAGTTCCGGTAGGTATAGTCGTCCTCCATGCCGGTGTTGAAACTCAGCCACATTTCGCTGCCGCTGGCCCGGATGGTCGGCTCCAGCGTGTCCCATGAATCCTCTGTGACGCTCACGGCTTCCTCGACCCAGCAGATTTTCGCCCCCTCGAACGATTTGATGTCCTGTATGTTGTGAAGCCCACGGAAAGCGAACTCACTGCCCGTCAGCTTGCAGCGGATAGCGTTCACCAACACCTCAAAATGGTCAGACAGCCCCAGCACGTCGATCTTGTCCGCGATCACCTTGAGCACCGAGTCCGCCATTGACGACTGAATCTGCCGGCAGCACAGGATGGTAATTTTCTCCTGCATCGCGCGCATCACCGCCGCCACCGCGAATTGGTGCGAGTTGTGGGTGACTGTGAAATCCTCCAGGAAGAACAGGTGGTCTCCGTCCAGTTCAAAGCCGAAGTAGTCCCCCTCCCCCAAGTCTTCGAGGTCAATCCCCCCTCGCCGCCAGTCTTTATTCTTGCCCCCTTCGACCACCCGCTTTCGTGCCACTTTGCACGGTATCCGCCACACGTCGCCGTCAATGCTCAGGCTCCAGGCTTCGCAAACCTTCCCATTGTTGGTGCAGGTTGCGTCAGCTCTCCGAAAGTTCGTCTTGAATCCCAGGCTGTCCGCAACAAACTTCACTTGTCGCAGCAGTTCCCCGTTTTTCTGGACGATCTTGATCCCGTTGTGGCGAACGTGGCCATCGGAGTCAACCATGCCGGCCAGCAGCCGCAACCGCTGATCCCCGCTCCCGGTACGGTACTCAAACGGCAGGCTCTTGCTGCCGAGCACCCCCAGTCCGCGCAGCTTCCGGTTAACCTCGTTCACTTGTTTGTCGCCTTTTCGGCTCACGATCCGGTAAATCGCCGCTTTCCCGCCGGGCTTGCGGCTGGACTCGACTCGCATCCCCTGGGACTCTGCGAACTCTGTGAGGTAGTCCGCTATCTCCTGGTCGGCTGAAGTGACCGCCGCGCGTACAGAGTCCCCGTCCCCCAGCCACAGGCCGAGGAAGTACGGGTCGAGAGGCAGCTCCTTCTCGCTGAAGAACCCCTCGCCCTTGAACCCGAAAAAGTTTGCCCTGAACCGCTTGCTCTTCCCCGCGAAGTCCCTGGCTGAGATCAGCGAGGGGTCGTCTCCCCACTTGGCGTAACGACCGTTTGCCCGCTGCGGGTTTCCCGCTGAAGAGAAGTGACCGAAGTCTTCACGGGCCGCCTTTGAGCGAGTCAAGGCCAGAACGTGATCCTCGTTCACAATGTAGTCTTCCCCCGACTTCTGCCTGACCCGGAACAGCTTGCTGCGGCCCTGGGTGGTGCTCAGCACCGTGCGCGGCGTGCCATCGACACCCAAGAGTTGTTCCCCCTCGCGGACGTCCTCGACTGCGCGCAGCGATCCGTCAAGCATCACCACCTGAGTCCCCCTGCCCAGGCACTTCGCCCCGCCCCGACCGCCGTAGTAGACGTAGTACCGCGTCCTGGCGTGCCCAGCCTCCGCGATCAGGTCGAGTGGTACGGGTGTCCCGCCCTCAAACCACCCCGCGTCGGTCTGGTACAGCCCCGCCCGGTACTCCGCATCCTCGACCGCCCGTATCGCCCACAGGCGGTCAGCCGGTTTGCCGTCCGTGTAACAGACAGTCTTGTGGTCTCGGGCAATTACCGCCTTGCCGCCTGTTGTCAGCGTTGGCGTCCTGGCCGGCGCGAACAATGGAATGAACTTCTCGTTGGGTATCTCAAGCGGGCGGGGCATCGTGATCGTAGGTCTGGCCGGTGGCAACTGTGGCCGCCCCATGCACCACCAACACAAACTGGGGTGGCGGGGCGCTTGTTGGGGCCGCTGCGTCGTCAACGGGAGCCTTCTCCCGGTACCTGGCGTTGCGCTGGCCCGCCTTGCGCATCAGAAAGTCAGCTTGCAGCTTGGCCAGCGCCACCTGGGCGGCAGTCACAGTTTCGTAGTCCAGCGCCTCGATCTTCGCCTCGGCCCTATCCGTCAGCGCCTCGGCGCTCCGCTGGTAGGCCAGCGCGTACAACTCCCGATCCGCCGACTGCAACAGGTAATTCGTCAGCGTTCCCCGGTCAATGCCCAACGTCCCGGCGATGGCCGCGTGACTGTGGCCGTTCGAGATCATCTCCAGCAAGCTCTCCGTCCCAAACGCCTCCAACACATCCCGTTGCCGGGGAGCCACGGGCAGTTCGAGCCTGTGTGACTTGGTGGCCAGCAGATTACTCACGGATACCCCCATTTGTCCCTGCATGATCGGCACATTCCATCAATCCTCCGCTGGGTCAGCAGGCCGCAACGGGCGCAACGTGTTCCTTTGAACTTCATGGGCGCGAGTATAGGGCCTCTCCGGGTTTCGTCAAGTTCCTCGTCAGCACGGGCTTCGTCAAGTTACTCGTCAGCATAGGGGCTCTCCGGGTTTCGTCAAGTTACTCGGCGCTAACTTTTGGAATTTTTCATTTTTATAAAAACTCGCGCGGAGGGGGTGCGCTGTGTTGCCTCGGGGGTCCTGGCGTCGCCCTGCCCTGCCCTGCCCTGCCCTGCCCTGCCCTGCCCTGCCCTGCCCTGCCCTGCCCTGCCCTGCCCTGCCCTGCCCTGCCCTGCCCTGCCCTGCCCTGCCCTGCCCTGCCCT